TCACAAGCAATGAGAAAAAGAAGAATCGGTATAATAAATAATTTTTTCATAATTATTATTTTTCAGGATTATAAAGATGTGGCCATTGTCTATGTGGTTTTGAGAAATCTCCCCAGCCTTTGTAAACACAAATAGCGAAAAGATATTTTATTCCGTAATAGTAATTGTCATAACTGCCATAGGATGCTCCACGTGAGCACCCTAATCTTCCAAAGCAAGTGTGGTGTGAATCGCTTCCTAAAAGTATTCCGTATGTTGTCATAATTATTTTTTTGGAATTATACCTTTTCTATCTTCTCCTATTCCAAAGTGTTTTGCGAACTCAGGATCTTTTGTTATTTCGTACCATCTTAATATTCTAGCGATTAATATTTCGTTTTCGTCTTGAAGATTGTTGGTTCGTTCATTGATTAATTTTTCAATTTCTTTTCCTGTCTGAAAAGCAAATGCGCTAATGATTTCATCTTTCGGCATAATCTCTAGTATAAAGGTTTTTCTTTTTTATCAATCGGTTGCCAATGGCTGTAGGTATAGGCAAAGAAATCAACGTCTTGATACGACATCTTATTATAATGCGCCATCCCTACTTCTCCGTTGGCTCGGTAAACTATGTGAACAAATCCTGTTTCTGTTGGATTGGTTGTTCCGCTGTCTTTTGGGTTTACGGTAATCCAGCCTTTGTTGGTTTCTATTCCTTGAAGTGATTTTGGCCGAACAAAACATTTGCTTTGTGTTTCTCCTTTGAATTCTAATAATTCTTGTTTACGTAAAAACTTTTCAGGAAATAATCCATAAGATAGCCAACCATTTTCATCTATATCTTGCTGGTGTTTATCATAATACTCGCCATACGCTTCTTTTTTTATTTCTTCTTTAGTCATAACTAATTTGGATTAGGTTCTTCTTTGTCTTGTTCTTCTAATTCTTTTTCAAATTCCCAATAGTCGCTATCGGGTGGTAGGTAATCTGGAAATCCACACATAATTAATCTCTTTGATTATTATCATAATTTAAAGGAACTTGATCTTCACATGTTCCGCAATAAAACTTTCCTTTAGATTCCCAATAAATACCTTCTGAGTGAGTATCATATAAATCATTACAACAACTGCATTTTTCAATATGATCTGGTAATATTCTCAAATGTTCCTGTAAGTACCAGATTATTGTAAAAGCTTTTTTAGGAGTTATTTTAGGGTTACTATGTTTACCTATTTTAATTCCTTCTGGAATATCTCCTTTGAGAAATTCATAAAATTCATTTATCCATTCTAAATCATCCCAATCTTTTCTTAGTTTATCATGAGTATGATTATTGTCTTGAAATTTTATTTCATTATCCATCTTAAATAGTATTAAGTTCTTTTTTAATGCGAATGATCAGTTCAATATAATCTTTCACATTCTCCTTGTTGGGTATGTTCTTTTTGCTCTCTTCCTCAATCAGCCATTCGATATACATCACTTTATAGAAAAGCAAGTTCTCTTTTATGGAAGCTTGTAAGTATTCATGAAGATTAGGAATTATATTTTGTTCCTGAACTCCTATCGAAGCGCCATAGGAAAAAGTATTCCTGTTCCCTGTCAGTTCCTCATTCCTTAACTCAATAGCTAACAAATAGGTTTCGGTGTCCAAATGATGCTCTAAAGAATTAAAGTTCCTTAAATCGGCTAATTTGGCTCTCTCGTATATGTGAGAGTAAGTGATGTTCAGAAAATGGATTCCATCGGTTTCCAATTCATATTTCACTTTATCCAAAACCGTTCTCCTGGCATCAAATGGTCTTTCTTTGAAATACTGATGCGTAGCGGTACCAGCCTTGTCCAATAGCACTTCTTTGAAAGTCAATTCCAAACTACCATAAGCCAACACATATTGGAGTATTTTCTTCTCGCATTGGGTTTGGATGTAGTTCCTGTTGGACATAAACTGTTCGTAGAAGTTTTGTGGCACCGATGGACTGAAAGCTATTTCATCTGCTATATGTTTTCTCAGCGTGATGCGGAGCATATCAATACTAATTTTGGATATGGCAGCGCACTCTTTCAAATAGACTTCCCGACGTACTACGTCTGGCATTTTGGCAATACTCTCCAATACATCTTCTACTGCTTTAGATGCTAAATTCAAATCGCCATTAGCTTCCATTAGCAAATGATTGAGTTTGAATAAAACAAAGTCTTGGGAATAATCTAGAATGTATTTTTCTATTTCTTCCTTATTCCTTGCTTTAGCAAAATCATCCGGATCTTGTCCTTGTGGTAGGATTAAAACTTTCACATACATTTCCTCGGCCAAAAGAATATCAATTCCTTTTAGCGTTGCTCGTATTCCGGCTTTGTCATTATCAAAAACCACGACCACATTTTTGGTAAACCTTTTAATCAGTTTTACGTGTTCTATGGTAAGTGCTGTTCCGGATGATGCTACAATATTCTCTACTCCTTTTTGATGGAACATAACCACATCCAAATATCCTTCGGATAATAAACATTGGTTTTTGTCAATGATCGCTTTCTTGCTTTCAAATATCCCAAAGAGTGCTTCACTCTTATTGTAAAGAATACTGTCGGAACTGTTCAGATACTTCGCGTTCTTTTCATTGGGAGCCAATGAGCGACCACCAAAGCCAATAACATTTCCAGATATATTTTTTATTGGAAACATTACCCTGTTCCGAAACCTGTCATAGAGATTGTTCTTCTCAGGAATGTAACCCAGTACAGAGTTTTCAACTGCTAATTGCCAATTGTAACCAGCATTGATTAAATGGTTGGTTAATCCCGAAATGGTGCTTGGTGCAAATCCTATCTCAAACTTGTTTACCATTTCTGCGGAAATCTGTCGCTCTCCATAGACATAGTTCAAAACCTCTTGGAAGTAGTTGAGATTCTGTTTATAGAAATTCAATGCAGCAGTATTGATGATGTGCATGGATTCCTTTTTCTGTGAAAGTATTTTCTCTTCGTTGGTTTCTTCCGATTCCAAGCACTCGATGTTAAAGCGCTTACATAAAAACTTCAAAGCTTCAGGATAATTCATCAGCTCCTTTTCCATGATGAACTTTACCAAGTTGCCACCTTTCCCACTACTGAAACATTTGAATATTCCTTTAGCTGGTGATACGGTAAATGATGGCGTTCGTTCGTCGGTAAAGCAGGAGAGTCCTTTGTAGTTTGCTCCCGTTTTTTTAAGTTTTACATAGTCCTTGATAACATCCACAATGTCGAGAGCAAATACTTTGTCAATTGTTTCTTTTAGTATCATTTATTTTTTTTTTATAATATAGACCTATAGTCCAAATCATATATTTACATATTAAAATTGCTCCAATTATAAATCCTATCATGAAAGAATTAAAATCAAAATTCTTAATAATTGTTTCAATTGTTTTCATCTTTTATCAATTTTAATTCGTTGGCCGCATAAGAGCCCATTGCCGTATTTATCAGGTAGAGTGTTATACCATCCTGTTCATAGCTATCGGTAATAACCCCGAGTTTGGAGTAATTACCATTAATGTCTTTATAGCATACTTTTAATCCTATGTGTAAGTCGCTATCTTTAGTTTCTTTTAATAATAGAATTTCCATTTTTAATATTTATTAGCAAATTCCTCATATTCCTCAATAGCTATACTATCATTTTTGGCATCAATATTTCCCGCCTTTAAATCTTCTCTGATAGAATCTGCTATAGATTGAGTGTCTTTGATGAGTTGAATTAATTCTTCTTCAGTTCCTTGGAATACATTTGTTCCTTTTCTGTTTTGAATTGTTACCAATTTCTTTCCTAATATAATTGCCATAATTATTCGAATAAAAGTTGTTGTTGTCCTTTTGGTTCTCTTTTTAATTGGTAGAAGTCATAATAGCCTTTCTCCAATTTTTCCTTAATTTCTGTGCGTTCTTTAAGCGAAACATTATTTACTTCAGCTACAAAGTTGTCGTGTAAAATCGCTTCAATATTTCCTTTCCATCGTTTATCATCCACAAAGTATTCCCACTTCGTCCAGCTTCTATTTGAATTCTTGCTTTCCTCGGCTTCTTCCTTGGTTTGGTAACGTTGATAAACGATGTGCATTTTTTGTTCAATGTAGCGCTTCTGCCTATCGTTATAATTGGAAGTATTTGCGTATTGAATAATGATAGACCTTTTGCGTATAGCTTTCTTGGTAAGTTTAGCAAAGCCATAGAAAACTAAATGCTTTGACAAAGCTTTCATTACAGCTCCTTGATTAAAACGTCTTTGCAATACTCTACATCGTGAGAACGTACTTGTTCATCGAACCAAATCAGGCAATGTTTCTTTTGTGATTTTGACATAGCTTGAATTAATCCTAGAACTTGTTTATGTTGGCCATTGATTTTACTTTCTATTATATATTCGAAGTAATCCTCAATTGATGTCCATCCGTAAATGGCTAATGTTCTTTGTGATACCATAATTAATTATTTATTTTTGATTTTAAAGTGAGCCATTCCATTTTTCCTGATGCAGTGAGAATATTATGAATGAGTTCTTGTTGGTGTTCATTAAAGAAGATTTGACAATCCCCTCTCCTTTTAGTTCCTTTTATCTCTTTCTTTTTGATAATTCTGTAAATGGTATGGTAGTCTATATCGCATTCCTCAGCTATTTGTCCTGCTGTTTTAGCTTCCATTTTGTTATAGTCTTTCTAGATTATATTTATGTGCTTTGACTAGATTTCGCAAAACATATAATTGTTCTTTAATTTCTTTAATAATAACTTCTTTTGAAATAGAAATTGTTATTTCTGGCACGTTATAATAAAAATTAAGTGTTATATTTTTTACTGAATTCATTTTTATTACTTCTATATTTTTTTCTAATAAATCAATTTTAGTTTCCTTTTCTTTGATTGATTTAACCAATTCATTTGCGTATTCTATATTTTCTAAAGTCATAATCTTTAATTTATGGAATAGGTATTCCGATTACTTTACTAGTTGCCTGATTGACTACAGCGCCATGATATGATATTCTATAATTACGAACCAACTGTTGCACTATTTTTACAGCCTGTATAGCAATCTCATCATTAATGAATACATCTTGCTTGGATAAACTCTCAGCCATAGAGCATCCCTCAATACCTTGGGATTCTTTGGTATCATATTGAGAAAGTTCTCCATAGATATCAATGACTGATGGAAGTCTTTTTTGGCATTTGAATACTGATTTCTCAGGTTGGTGGATATCGAATATTGTTGATAAGATTACTTGACCAAAATCCTTTCCATTACCGCAATCCAACCAATAGAAAGGAGTAGTATAATCAATTCTGTTTATGATTGATTTCTCTTCTCTTTTTTTATGGATTTTGTTTCGAAGCTCTACATTGTCAACACAAGAAATAACAATATTGGCATCAGGAATCTTATCTCCAACATATTCATTCTTGCATTCCCAGTCCAACCCGTAAGCCATATTTATCTTCTGAACAATATTGGCTGCTTTATAATCGCCGATATCATTCTTGCTGAAATTCTGTCTGCCTACATTGTTTTGTTCTACGGTGTCACCATCATAAACGATTACATATAATCCGGGCAATCCTAATTCTTTTAAGACATAATCTAGTCTTGCCAATCTTGGAGCAACTAATGAGCCTGTACCTCCAGCCCCTATAAGCGCTATTGAAACTGGATGTTGCGGACTTATGAAGTATTCAGGAGCGTAATGAATGGTTTCTTTTTTCATGATTAATTTATTTTGAAAAAATATTCAATTGATGAATGTACGTAAATTAATAATCCTTCTTTTTTTCGGCTTTTATATTCGTAAGGATTAGGAAATTCTAAACCTAAACTTTCATATAAATCGGAACAATTATTTTTAATCAATTGTCTGATTTTTTTTCCGTTTGCTTTAGTGGAATTTTCCATTAATTTTTCGTGCTGTGTAATAGTAATGCTAGTACAGTCAGTATAAAAATAAATTCCGTTTCTTTCTGCTTGGTTATAAATTTTAATTGCGCTCATTACAATATACTTTTAATTGTTTTTTCAGAATCTACCAATAAATCATTGCATTGCATTTGATTTAATTTTGGATTGTTACACCATTCAACAAAGTTGAAATGTAGTAATGCATCATTATTGCTATGTGTAAAAACTGAACCCCAAAATCCTTCCTCAACTTTCTTCATGATTTTTTCATAATTGTAGCCTTGGTCTGTGAACTTGGTATTACCCATACACACACTACCGCCTTTGCTTACATTGAAGAATGGAGCATTGTATAGCTTGTCCTTTTCTGATTTTACTTCCTTCATAATAGCATGAACTGAAAGAGAATTGGCGTTTAGTTTCCAAATCATTCTTGGTACCCAATACTTCCCTGATTTTACAGGAAGGCTTTCATGATATAAAATTTCTTTTATCCCAGGTTCCGTTTCCCAGATGATATATTTTTCATCTGTCTTAAATCTTAAAACATTGCTTGGGATAATTCCATTGAATTCATATTGCTTCATGGAGTTAATCTCATTAGAGAACTTAAACAATGTTTTCGCTGCATCAACAGTCAGCATCTTTCCCGCTGATAGTTCATCCGTCTTATGATTATAGTCATGATAAATCATTTTGTTATCATAAGCGCATAGCACAAATTTTAAATGCTGTTCGTTTGAAGAGGTTATATAACTCATTTTTCCAATTTGTTTAAATGGTTTTCGTATAAATCTAAAATGTATTGGTAGATTGCTTTTAGGTCGGTAATGTCTTGTTGGCTGGTTTTATTAACTACTCCTTCTTTCGAAACCTCATACCATCCTACAGGTTGTGAAGAACCGTTATATCCATATTCTTCCATCATTTCGAACCATTGTTCTTCTACTCCTTGTGAGAAATCAAAACTTACCATTGTGTTTTGAGAGAAGCTAATTCCGCCATCTGAACTAATATCTTCTCCATCCATAAATTTGTTAGGAATACTGTAATCAATAGCCATTCCTTTTATGATAAATTCTTTGAATTCTTCTTCGTCTTTATTTTTGGGAACGTATTCTAGGAATCGATCATAAGACTGATAGAAATAAAGTGTGTATAAGTCTTTCCATTTGCGAAGCCTAGCAAGTTCTTCTTTCTTTTCTTCTTGCATTTCTTGAAGCATTCCTTCGTCTATATTATCTTCTTCGTCAGCGAATCTTTCTTCATCAAATAGCATTTCGAATTCTCCTTGAAAACAGTTATCATCTTCTTGAAAGTATTCATATTGGAAAACATCAGGATAGGCTTCTGTTTGTGTAGCGATTCTGTCTAGTAAATAAGTAAAGCCAATGCGTATTTCTTCGGATTCAATGTTGTTTATCTTTTTATATTCTATCAGATACCACATGAATTCCATATCTCCAATACTATACAGAATTTTTAGATCTGTATTGTCTTGGTTGTAGTTATCAAATACAATAATGTAGCCAAGCCTAATGATTGTATTTATAAGGCTATTGATTAATGTATTGATATCGTCTTTGATGGGATTGAAGGAAAGACTTTCTAATTCTTCGTTGTGCTTTTCCTTTAGGAAGCTGATTAGGTTTTCAGCAAAAATGAATTTATCTCTTATTTGACTGTGAATTTCTGGAAGAGCTTTGTATATGGAATCTCCCTTAACTAACTGAAAAATATTTTTTCTTTGCTTAACAGCATTTGAACTTGTTGTGTTCCGTTTTGATATTCGGTTTCTTGCTGTCTTTTTATCTTGTCCCATAATCCTCCAAAATTAGTATCCAAAGTAGCAGCCTTTGGTTTAGGCTGCTCTTTTAGAAATTTTAAAAATTGAATAGCGTTCATGATACTATCCTTTAGTTCCGGCAACGGTTGCGAAATTGAACAAAATACAATCTTCCACAATTCCTTTGCTTTCTATGTTTGCATTGACTAATTGTGGATATTGTGTGGAATACATTTCCATTACTTCTTGCGCTGAGAAATTAGGATTTGGATCCTCAAGCGTTACTGAATTGCTTCCTACTTTTACTGTGAACTTTCTTTTTAATTCTTGTTTTGCTAAAGCCATGATTCTTGATATTATTGATTAATGAAAAAAAGAACCTCCCGATTAAGAGAGGTTCAAGGATTATTTATTATGCTTCTGTTTCTTCCGCATCAAAAGGTTTTGGAAAAGCATAAGATAGTTTTGGTTTGGCTACCTCAACCATTTGTTTTTCCCATTTGGCGTGACCGGCTTGAACCAATTTATCCTCATCCCATCCAGCAGCAAGGAAATCTTCTTTAGAGAAGTCTTGATTAATCATAACCAATACATCCACTTCTTCGAATACTGGAGCTGGTGCCGGAACAGGAATTGATGGTGCTGGTGGTGTTGGAGCAGAAGGCATCGATGGAAGTGTTTCAGCAACTACTGGTATATCCTCAACTGGATTATTCTTTTTCAAGAAATCTTCTTTAGAAGTGAATGATGTTTCTTCAACTACTTCCTCAACTTCTTCTATTGGAAAATCTTCTACCATTGCAGTAACCAATTCAGCAACTTCTTCTTCCTCAACGACAACTTCCTCTACGGCTCCAACATTTTCCACGTTTGGGATTTCTTCCTCTGGAATTGGAGTAGCTGGAATATCTATGATAACTGTTTCTTCTCCTACTGAAACTGATTCTGTTTCAGCTTTTGGTGCAAATTGTGCTTTAGCTTTAGCAATATCATTTGCTTTCTTAACCGCTGCATCAAACTCCGTTCTTATTTTCTTGATAGGTGCTTTCTCTTTCTCAACATCCGTAAGCAAAGCATACAGTTCTTCTATTTTTTCTGTGTGGTTGGTTAATGGTTCTGGCTTCGCTTTGATAGAAGTGATAAAGTCTTTGAATACTTTCTCGTTGTTTACTTTTACAACTTTCTCTTTTGCAGCAGTTTCTTCTTCATCCTTTTCCTCTCCATCATCTTCTGACTTCTCAGCTTTTACAGGTGCTTTGGTTTTCTTCTTATCGGCAGTAGCTTTAGCGATTTCAGCTAATTGTGCTTCGAAGTCCACCACATTAGAGAATAGTTTTTGTGCTTGCTCAAGAGCTGGAGATATTGCTTCAAAGAATCCTTCATCCATATCTTCAACTGTTCCTGATAGAATGATTGGTTTTAACTCTTTTAAAGCAGAATCATTGGCTATTGATTTAGGAGTAATAAAGACGGTTAATAAACCTTTGTCATCTTGTTTTACTTGAAATACTACATCTTTAATTCCTGTTTGTACTAATGTTTCGAAAAATTTCATAATGATTGTTTTTATTGATTATTGATTGTTTATTATTTTGTGAATGCTTGAGGATATTTTACTTTGTTGTCCTCGATGTTGGCTCTTAGGATTCTATCCGTTTTTATAAAATCATCGTGATACTCTTCAGGGAATGTGCAAATCCAGCATTTTTGAATGAATTCTATTTTTTCATTCTCTTGCATGTCTTTGACAAATCCTAAATCATCCTTTATCTTTTCAAGATAATATTCTAGATCTACCAAGTCGGTAGCTTCTGCCATTTCAGAATGTGATTTCTTGGTAAGTACTTCTGAAAGCTTCAAGCTGTGAACAACAGCGTAATTGGCTATGTAGTTAGCGCACTCTCCCATATATTTATGTAATAGGATTGTGTCCTCAGCTTCGGCAGCAGTAACCAGGTTTCTCATTTCAATGATAATACCAAAAATGATATTGGCATTATCGGCACCGAACCCAAGCGATTTGTATGTTTTGAAAGCATTGGATTGAAAGTAGTTTAGCGTTTTAATTATATCTTCATTTTTCATTATAGCAATTCTGTTTGTTTGTTGAATAAAGTATTTATTCGGGTTATTTCTTTTAGCTTGTAGGCTACATATTCCTTAAGCGATTGCTTACGGAACTTGATATCCCTTCCTTGCATTCCACCATCAGTAAGTAGATATCGCTTAGGAACAAATGTTGTTAGGAATAAAGCTTGTTTGTTTCCTGACTTCACTACTCCTTTTGCCATAAGTGGAATTGGAATAGCTTTGTTTACATAAATTCCATATACGGTGTAAATAATCTTTTGAATGATTGGAAAGGTGTAAGCAGAAGTATTATTTCCGAACTGCATAGCGCCTGATGGTGGTTTTACATCCACGAAAGAAATATGCTCTCCTTGGCTATCAATAACTGCGTAGAATGGACAAAAAATCCTAAGTGGATTATCATCAAGCAGATTATAAAATATCTCGTGAGCGTGCTTCTCCCAGATGATTACCCAATCATAGAGATAGGTATTCTTTTGGAATAGTTTGTAGTTCTCTATCCTTGGTGTTTTTACTGAGAAGTCGTAACGAGTACGTTCTACAGCATCACTTACCAATATAGAAAAAGCTTCTCGCTTTACTAACTTAATGTAGCCAGCTTCTTTGAGTTCGTTGATGTACCACTCAAAATAGGTTTCTAATTGATTCTGTTCTGTTGCCATTATTTTTCTTTTGCTAGTTCATAATCAATTTGAGCAGCTATCAAAGCACCAGCTTTAGCAAGTTCACGAACTCTGTCTTGTGGAGTTGGTTTCCAATAACGCAAATCCCAAGGCCAAATACTTGCGAATGAAAAGAAAGATAAGTGTCTTAACTTCTCAGGTAAAGCATATACTGATGCAGCCTTTGCAAGTTGTTCATTAGCATACAAATGATCGTGAGTATAATCATAACCCAATTCTTCAATTTGTCTTTTTCGCTCTTTGGCGATTATTTCTACACCTGTTTCCATTTTACAATAATTTTAGTTCGGCTTTCATAGCAAAATTCTTGAATCCATCAAACAAAAATTGTTTGGTAGTAAGCGCATTGCTGGATAGGATTATTCCAAAAACACAAGGCATACTATCAACGGTAAAACGAATGGTAGCATTCAATGATATGAATTCAAATATCAAAGGATTCTTCTGAATGATTTTACCAATAGTTTTGTCGATAATCTTCAAAGTGTAATTGGATACCCCGATAGATGCTAATTGATTCTTTCCGGCTTTGAAATTGTTTACTAACATATTCAAAACATTCTTGATATCAACTTCATCATCGTGGGTGTAATGCAATTCCTTTTCGAAATTATCTCCACTAATTTTAATACTCTTTTCGTTTACTACATAGATAGTATTCCAATGGGTAAGATAACTCCAAAACTCGGAAGTGAAGTGTTTCCCTTCCATCCATTTCATCAGTTCATCAAATCCCTCTCTATGATCGTCCACGATTGTCATATAGTTAATGAAGTAATCATTAAGGTCTATGAAAATGCTTGAATAAGGAGTAACTACAACTGCGTGCCCGTTGATAATGGACACGTAGTTATAAGGTTCTGATGCTTCTGATTTGGTTTTGATGATTCCTTTTTCCAATGCTGGAAACATAATTAATACTTTTTTCATATTTAAAGTTATTTAGTGGTTCCGTCCTTTGGTGGTAATTGACCAAGAATGTAGGCAATTGTTTTGTCTAATAAATGAAGTGAGCCACCCACTCTTGTGATATTTACCAAATCATCTTCTGATTTTACTATCTCGGTTGTGGTTACAAATCTATCACGAATGTATTTCACATTATCGCGACAAGAATTAATCTGATCAATAACCAAATCTAAGAAATCCACATCGTTTGGATTCTTTGGAAAGATATCCACCGGAACAGTGTTTTGATTTGCTCCTTGTCCGTATGGAACTCCTGACTTGTCATTGATTTGCTCAAATACATTTGTATTGGCAATTGGAGAAGTTCCTAGTGGTGGTGGCGGTGGTGGAGTAGATAATTGTTCTGCTTGAGTTTCTACTGTATCAACCAACTTTTCATTTGTCTTAGCCAATTCTAAAGCTTCAATCTTTGTGTTGATAGATTTTCTGAATAAATCAATTTCATCACTGAAGAACTTCTTGATATTTGTCAATTCTTCATCATCTAATAAGTTCAATTCCTTTTCTGCAGTAAAGCTTTCAAAGGTTCTTAAAACTAGTCCATCACGAAGTACAAATAATTTGTCTAATGAATAGTTTTCAATTGCTCCATTTACTTCTAATTTTAATGGCCCAAGCATTTCATATTTCAAGAAGGTAATCAATGTGCTTTTCTTGAATGTATTAGCCTGTGCTTGGTTCTGTTCGCTTAAAGCATTTATTGCTGCGTTTGCTTTTTCTGTTTTTGCATCCGCTTTTGCTTTAGCTTTAGCAGCTTCGGCATCAATCCAAATCTTGAAAGTTTTTTCCAAAGTGGTAAGCACATCTACAGCTATTGTATTAACTGATTTCTCAAAAGTTAATACTTGCTTGCCTAAAGTATCAAGAGGTTTCTTGATAGCTGTTTTGGCGCTTTCATTTTGTTGTTTCAAAGCTGTTATGGATTTTTTAGCATCTTTGAATTCTTGGATATTGATATTATGTTTTTCAATATCTTCTTTGGTTGGTTCTTCAGGAAGTGGCTCGTATTTTAATTTTGCCAATTCCTTTACTTTTAGTAATTCCGAAACCAAAGGATTTAAAATCAATAGTTCTTTTTGAGGAAGATTTTTCTCCAAAGAGATAACACTATCCTTTGCTTCTTGTGGCAAAATATTCAATTGCTCTTGTGAGAAGATTACCAATTCATTTGATGGTGGTGGCGGTGGCATTAATTTGTTTTCCATTTGGTTTAATTTATTGTTTACAAGTGGTGCTATAAAAGCTGATACTTCATTTGATATTTCGGCTACTACTCCATCTTCAATCATATCAATCCATTCAGTAGCAGTATAACCTCCTAATTTTTCTTCTGAATTTTTCATTATTTTTTAAAATTTTTAGCTCTGTTTCTTCTAAGTTTTGCATTATTGCGAATGCGTTGCTTATTAGCAAAATAATAAGCTGTTGTATATGCGCTTTGACAAGTCTTACAATCACTTCTTTTTGTTAGTATGACTGTATCATTAAACTCTGTTAATGGCTTTACTGCGTTACATTTTTTACAAGCTTTCTCTTCCAAGGTTATTTCGAATTAGTTAAAATGATGTTTAATAGATTGAATGCTGATTCATATTTCTTGATGAAGTATGTACCGCGATTAGGTCTTAATTTTACCAAGTTCCATGACTCTACAAAAGCATCTGTTCCTTTGGTAAGTCCCATAGCTGTTTGGTACTCAATCAATATTTTATTTATCAATTGCTTGGTACCAACCTTTTCCATAAAGGTTTCTGTTTTCTTTGGTCCCCATCCTTTTAATCCGGGAATGCAATCCGTTGTATCTCCCAAAAGAAGTTGCTTGCATAAATTCCTAAAAGCTTCTTCTTCTGATACCTCGAATAAATCCTTTTTGATAAAATCAAAATGCCAACCAGGTATCTGATTCAAATCCTTATCATTGGAATAGACAAAGGTATCAGGAGTTTGTAAAAAGCAAACGATATCGTCTGCTTCCAAGTCGCTATAGATTAGAGTAGGATGAGAATTCATTACTACCCTAACTACTTCTGCCATATCCTCAATCTTTCCTTCATAAAAACTAGGATCATCTTTTCTTGTACCTTTGTATTCTTTCTCAACGGCAACTGAATAACGAAATGTATTGGATGATTTTCCAGAAAAGCAAAAGATATATCCTCTAGCCGAAAAGCTATTAAATATCCCCGCCAAGCGTTCTTCTATAAACATAGCTAGTCTATCAGGAGTTCTTGGCATATTGTTCTTTAAATCGCACGAAACATCGTAAGCGACCAAATGTTTCATTTTATCAGCATCAATTAAAGCTACTTTATCAAAATGTTTCTTTGGTTGTTGTGTAAACGCTTGTTTGGGAGCGAACATTTGATTTTCCATAATTATGGTTTTATAAAATAACATACGTCCGTCGCTCTTGTAAGAGCCGTAAATATGGTTTGTAATTTTCTCTTTGGAGTAAGTGGCCCTGTTTCTAGAATATCCAACAAATCAATATACACGTTAGCGTAAGTGCTTCCTTGGCACTTGTATGCGTTTATTGCATATCCCATAGTAAAGTCACAAAACGAATCCATGAAAGCATGAACGGTTGGCCATAAGGCTCTATTCTGATTTGCAAAAGCTTTTAGCCTATTCAATGTCTTGTTGTATTCAATCAATCCCTTTTCCGTTGGTGTGATGATATAGGATTTGTATGCATTGGTTTGTATTTGACCAAGGTAACATTCGATACCAACATCGGAACCAGGTGGCCATTGCATAGCCACTTTTACATCCTGAATAATATACTGGTCGGAGTTCATCAATCGGTAATTGAATTCTTCGTTCTTGTAATTGTTATTCATAAATACCAAATCCATTTTGTTCAAATAATTATGGGATTCTGGATGTACCATTCTTCTAATTTCTTCATTCAATTCTTTAACCTTGAATTTTCTAAATGCTATTATTTTGTCGTTTAGAAAATTGTTGGATTTGGCATATTCTTGAAAGAGTTCTCTCCTGTCAAGGCATAGATATCCTTTTCCTTCAGATAACTTTGGTTTGAGTATTTCTTGTATTACTCTTGCCAAGTTCTGTTCTCCAAATATTTCCTCACGAATGATATCCGATAAGTCTAATATTGGATTGCCTACTTTTTGTCTTACTCTTTCGGTAAGTTCATGTTCGCACCAATCAGGTACAGGAAAGAAAAACATTGGACTATCTTCGTCAGGCTTCATCTTTGAATCAATAGGCGGTAATTGTGCCGGATCTCCCATTAGAATAACCTTGCTGAATAAGGATGTCTTTTCAAACACAATTTTCTTCATTTCATAAGAGTATTGTGAAATCTCATCATGGACAAATACCGGTATGTTTAAATGTCCTACTGGTTTTTCTTCAAAATAAGAAGCTGGCTTAAAGCTTCTGCTACCATCTTCGTGATAGGTTTCTTTAAATCCATAAGCTGCAGCAAATGTTCTACAGTTTTTTATGGAAGCTTTGTGTAATACATTTTTGGCTTGATGAGAAAGAGTGATACCGACAACTTGCACTTTGTCGGTTTCCTCTTCTTTCTTTAAATATTTCTCAAGCGCGTGTTTGATTACAAATGTCTTTCCTGAACCAGGTGGTCCAGTAAGTCTAAAAAACATTTGGTCAGATTCTAGGAACTTCTTTATTTTCTTGTCCGCTATTCTCTGGCTTTCCGTTAGGATTATCTCGCTCATAGTATTTATTAATTTTCTTATTTCTTTCGACAAGTAATAGTGAGTAGGCTACAATTGATGCTGATAGTAATAATTGTGTCACTAATCTATTCCTTGACCATACAGCTGCGAGTCTTGCAGCTTGTGATATTCCTATGTAAATACTCATAGTTTAAAAGTTCAATCCATAGAACTCATTACAGAATTGTATTGCTTGTTCTATAAATAAATTAAATTCTTTGTTATTCATTTCTAGAACTTTTTTCTTTGTTCTCGAGATTGTATCAAATATATTTTTCTCGAATTTATAAGGAGCAAAGTTGTCTATCAGTTCATCTTCGAATTCTTTGTATGTATAACCCGAAGCTTCTGAACCTTTTACTAATAATGCTTTGAATAATTTATGCTGAGCATCAGTTACATCAGGACTCCATTCTTCAATAGTCATTACTAATATTTTACCTGTATTGGAATAAGCCGCCATAACCCTATTGTATAGAGTTATGGAAGCATCATTCTCAAATATAGGCTTACCGTCTTTAACGACTAGTTTAATCATGATTCTGCTTTCTCAAAAACTTCAAAACTATCTTCAGTTATAAGCCCTTCTCCTGATGGATGTGGATCGTGATATAGTTTTCCATTTCTGTAAATACAAATATGTGTAGTTCCTCTTATGGTTTTTCCAGTTACACAATAAAAAGTATTATCAAATAAATGGTTTCTTAATACAGTCCAATCCCATCCTTTACCGTTTAACCATTCCCACAACTGAACATTCCAATCCTTTTCATTAAACTTCTCTTGAATTTGCAGAACATCTTCTGGAGAATCTAAATTCATGAAACAAGCAATTACTGTTGGTAAACAATTCCCCCTTGATACAGGGGGATTGTGCATCCTTGTTTGGATTAACTTTTTCATGGCTTAACCGAAAGGTAAATCATCCGGCATTGCATCATCAATCATTGGAGCAGGTGCTTGTTCAAAAGAACTGATTGGTGCTGGTGGTATGGCTTGTGGAATACCCGCTTGAGGTACTTGCTGAACCGGTGCTGCTGGTGTTCCTTGAAACAATGCTGCTGCGCTTGGTTGCGGAGTAGGAATTGCTTGAGCCATTGGCTGTGCTTGTGGCACTTGTTGAACAGGTGGCGCTTGTACCGGTGGTGGTGCTACTGCTCCTGATGGTGGAAACACATCATTTGCAGCGGGCATCAATATTGCTTTTCCATGTTGAATCAACAAAGCATCAGTCCATCCAATTTTAATAAATTCATCGTATGTAGCTGATTTATCAATCATGGTCAACATTGGCTGTGTTGGATTAGCACTTGCTAAAGGCATTTGTGGTGCAATTGACATTGGTGCTTGTGGTTGATGTGCTGGATTCGATGAAGGAGTTAAGTTTATTGGATGAACTCCTTGTGCTTGTGGAACAGGTGTTGGTGCCATTTGTGGTGCTGGTGTAGGAACGGGAGCAGCTGCTTCTCTCCTAGCATAACCATTATCAATCATGGCTTGGTCAGTCCATCCAGCACCTTTCAATTGATCATAGCTAAAATCTCCTAGCATTACAATTTTACCCATAGGCGCTGCTGTGTAATTATCAGAACCATCATCGATAATCATTTCTCCAGCTTCATTCAATTTAGTGAATCTTCCACCCTTAGCAATATGTGCTTTCCCTTCGTGAGAATCTTTTATCAAGTTTCTGTAGAAATAGGAAAGTTTTGCAAAAGACATACATTCATATCCCATCTGAACAGAATAGATTTGTACTTCGTTTGTTAACTGAATAGAGTTTGGATCCACCATGTTTGCATTGAATGGTGCAAGGTTTGTAATCTTCGCTCCCGTTGTTCCATCTAGTTTTACATAGTGAAGAACGTTAGCGAATACTTTCATGGTTGCCAATTGGGAAATGTCAAAATTCAAATATTGAGATTCTTGAAGTGGCCCGTATAAGCTTTCTATTAAAATCAACAAGTTGCTTTTCTTTCCAGTCTTTTTATTTTTAGAAACACTGTAATTGAAATCCATAATCAATGCTGATGGAGTAGGAACTGTATCTTCTTTCCAAAACAATTGTCTATGTTGTGGAAATTCAATAAGTACTTTTAGCTTATTGGAAGAAGTGGCTTTCCCTTGCCATTCTCCATCTTGTGTGCCTACATTTACTACGCCATAAATAATAGCTGGGTGCATTCCCATAGGAACTAATTGTAGGTTTTCATTTTTCTCTTTCTTAGGGAAATTACTTGTTTGAGCCGGAGCCGTCATTGGTGTGTGTGACATGATATAAAATTTAAGGATTGTTTAATAAGTTCTTCCCTTTGTCAATTTCTGTAAATGGGATATTTTGTATTTTATTAAGGTGGTAATGAAGCTGAAGAATCCTGTTATATTTATCTTGATTTCTTCATTCTTTTTGACATACTTCTGTATTAAGGATAATACAACGAAGGAATTGTTTAATAGCAGTTCTTTTACAACAATAGGATCTATATTAAGATTCTTGGCTACTTGTTCACAATGTTCATCAAACTTGCTGTTGTCAACGTGCTTGATGATGTGGTTCTGTAGTTCATGGTCTTTATATATTTTTTCAAAAACCGAATTCTTAGTATGTTTTTTTCGCATCGATTTCTTTTTTAAGTCTTCTGCTTGGAACAACTTTTAATGTAAATCTTCTTGGAAGTATTTTTACTTCTTGAGCAATTAAATCATACCTTTTTACTTCGGGGAGCACGTCTATAAATAAAGACATAAGCCCTCGGATTTTAATAATCTGAGCTTTTAGTATTTCTGCTCGTATTACTTCGAAAGTAGATTTTAATATTATGCTTATTTTATAAGCAGGTTCTCCTGTTTCTTTGGAAACTTTTTTAGCAATATCTTCTATAGTCATTTTGTTTTATTTATACAGTGTAGGGTACAAATGTATAACTAAAAAAGAAAAATGCTACCATATAAATGATAGCATTTTTTAATATTGAATTTGTTTTTAAGTTATCCTACGGTATAAGGCCCCCATGTGCCTACTAGTTTACCGCCAGAAGAAACAGCAAATTTAATTTTTTGTCCAGTAGTATTTCCATTTGGAATTACTGCAACACCTGAACCATTTGCAACAACGGGTGCTCCCGATGCTACATCATTTACAAGTTTCTGAACAGATACTCCAGCTACACTAAAGTCAAGTGTTGTTGCTGCTCCACCTTGTACGATTACGGGTGTTGCACTTTCTAACTTAACTTCAATTGGAATTGGGTTTGAATTCTGAACAACAATTACTCCAATACTTGCTAATTTCTGCCAAGCATTGTTTTCTACTAATCCAGCTACGGTTCCCGCTGCGGGTAACATAGAAGCATATGTTTTTGTTCTTGTTGGATTCCATGATGCATGGTCTATTCCTTGTGGTAATACAGTGTGAGTGTATTTTACAGTGAATGTAAATCCGTTTACTGCATCGCCAGCTATTGCGGTTACTTTACCCCATTCATTTCCATTAAAAGCATCATCACCAAGAGCGACATCTTTAATGTTTTCACGAATGTTGAATTGTCCGATTGCGGATTGAGGAAATATTCCAGAGAATGGACCTCTTCCGTTGATTACTGCTAGATAACCAATATTCATTAAGAATGCTTGGTGATCAGAAAGCTTGTCTTGTGGTACTGCGCTCATAATTTCTATGTTTTAAAGGGTTTAGTTATACTCTTCAAAGATAGTTATTTATGTTTATTAATATTATGGACAATATTTAATTTCTCTGTATGTGTATTTTGCCATTCTTTTGTTTGGCATAAATGCAATAGAATAGCAATCTTTATCTGTCCAATATCCTTTTGATTCGCAGAATTCTCTGGCTTCTTGTTCGGTTAATTTATATCCAAATGGATTATAACCATCGGCTACTCTATTTTCCATTGGATCAATCCATCCTTTTTCAATAAGAAAAATACTTTTCATAATTATTTATTTATTGAGTTTATCACTTCAATCACTATAAATATTAATCCAGCTAGTACAGCAACTCCGATTAGCATTCCTATAGTTTCCATATATTATTTGTTATTAAAACCAATATTGGCTATGTTTATAATAGCCAGTTTGGTTGATTTGTTAGGCGATTGAGTGACTTTGTAATTGACTGTCATTTTTGTTCCTGGCTTATATTTCTCAGGATAAACAAAATCTTCTATTTGTTTTAATGGAATAGGTTTGTCTTTATGTTCCGAGTAGTATAGCCATCGTTCATCCCCATTCTCAAATCTAAATTTCATATATAGATTTGTCCAAGACTTAGACAGTTTGACTTCTCCTACTTCTAGTAGTTCTGCGTTGTTAGCTGTTTCCATTAATGTATTCTTCGATGTTTATAGAAACACAAGTTTCCGGATTAATAATTCTGTTTCTGAAAACTGTTTTCTTCTTAGCAGTTGGCTTAGTAAAGTGCTTGGATTCTTTTCTTCTTTGGTGGATGATATCCTGAGCGAACAGTTCTCCTGTTTCCAACATTTCTTTGGAATCGCTTTCGATTGGTAGTTTCATTATTTTTCTACCCATCTTTGAATTAAGGATTTTGAAATGCTCTTGGGTTCCAGCCATCAATGGCTTGTTCTCTGCTGTTGTTCTGGAACGGTTGAAGGTTCGTAGCCCGTTAAGGAATTTGTTCAATATAGCTGGCGAAATAGGTTGACTATTGATGTTTTCTTTTTCTATTTCCCAAGAACGAGTTAATGCATTTGACCAAGTAAGGCTGGAAGATATTCTAATCATTTTCCATGCTCTTTTCATTATCGCTGATTTGTTATATGTTTTCATAATTTCTAGTTGCCTATAAAGGACTTTGTTTAATTAAATATCAAATTTTATTATAGGAACAATTAACCATGTTCCATATTTATTTTCTTTGTATGCTGATTCTAATGCTTCTTCTTCAGTATCAAATACTGATTGTGGTTCATCTGCTAAATATTTAGCAAATTTTCTAAAGTAGAATTTTATTTTACATCCTTCTTGTTTTACTTGAATGGCTGTGTATTTTTTAGTATAATTCATAATTATTCTTTTTCTTCTTCGGGTTTCGTTTCCATGCATTCCCAAATTGTTTGTCCACCAAATTCTGAATATTTTTTATAAGGTGGACATTTTGGACAAACGTTTGTTCTGCCAAAACTCCATGTTGGCCCGAAGTGATTTGTATTTTGTAAAACTTCATGACCACATTGAGTGCATTTGTATTTCTTTTCAGTTATTGTTGCCATTACTTATCTGTGATTTTAATATTAATAATTGCACCTTCAGGGCAACGCTCTGCATCCATAACTAATTTTAATGCGGTACTTAGGTTCTTTGCATAAGTAGATAGCTTGTGTTGTCCTTGATCGTGAATGATTGTGAATTGATACTTCTTCATATTATTTCTCTTTAAAGTAATGACATACATTAGAATAGCTCCATCCCGTATTAACTATTCTTCTTTTTGGCCCAATGATTTTTGCATCAAGTAATACTTGATAGATTCCTTCGTTTTCGGAGTAGTCTTTTATAATTACTTCTCCTTCCTCGATATCTTCCTTTGGTATGTTTACAGTGGCTACCGCTACTGGTTCTCCTGTTTTGGCATCTACTAATTCCAAAGCTATTCTACCGTTGGAATATTGTCCTTCTTCGATGTTGCAAGTATATCCTAAAAATTTTACTGTTCTCATTATTCGTCGTATTTGTCTTTGTTTTTATTGAATACTTCCCACACTTCTTCACGTGTATAATCTCCACCTAAAGCATCTAACGTATCTTCTATTTCGTAAGTATAGAATGCTTCGTGATTTGATAGTTCGTAGCAGATATGCTGTTCTCGAAGTCCGTTGTCTTGAATGGCTTGTTCCTTCCAATTCATGATATCGTTTAGTCCTTTTTCTGCTTGCTTGAAATTCTTTTTAGGAAGATAACCTCCAGCATAAAAGCTAGAATATGTATCTCCAGGCTCTAATGGTGTTTTATTTTCTGCAAATTGTTCATCGCTAAATGCGAAGAATACGCCATTGTCTTTGAAGAGTTGGCTTAGCTTTTCTTCTTGTTGTTTTTTGATTTGTCCTAGTGTCATGATTATACTTTTTGAATTATTATTTGATCGTTAATTACTTGGAGTTCTATTTTATCTCCAATATTAAATCCAGCTTTTTCAAACCATTCTCCTTGAATAGTAAGCTTTGGCTTGATGGTTGGCTTCATCCACATTCTTTTACGGAATACGGATGATATGGTTAAGAGTCTGGTCATGATTAGCTTAGTTTTTTAAATTCATCAATTGTTGTTATTACTCCATGATATCCCTCCTTGTTTTTGTAGAATCCGATGTATCTTGCGAATCCTCTAGCACCATCATGATCATATGGTTCTGAGCAAAGTACTGCATGGCTATTCCATAATAATGGTGGTAGGCAGTTCGTAAAGTGGTCAATCATATATTCTCCCAAATGTTCTGGTATTAATACTGGATAAGGAATATTTTCTTGAATGTAATCCATTATTGCTTTCCATTCTTCTGATGTTGGTTTTTCCATTATTCTTTGAGATTATTATAATTAAGTGTATTTGCTAAATGTTTAATAAATTTCTCTGCAATATTATCCATTGCTCCCATCGAGTTTGGCTCGTTATAATTGTACACATTGAATATCCAATTAAATTGTGGATATACTTCTTGAATAGCTTTCACGTAATCACAAGGTAATGCACTATCAATTTTATTGTTTTCTTCTTTAGTGTACACAATATCCATGATATCGCTTTTATTCCAACCTCCATTAACAAATGTACGCATGATTTCAAGGATGGTTTTTAATTGTTCCTCGCTATAAACATCAAGGAATTTGTCTATTTCTTTTCTTGTATTTTTCATAATTAGTCTATCCAAAAAGTTCCACAATCACTACATTTTGTTCCACAAGGGTAATCGTTTCGATAAAACGTATTTCGATGTCTGGAAGAATCCCTATCGCCTGGAGTACAAGAACCTGATTTGAATACTTTATCCAATTCAGCATCACGTTGTCTGATGTCATAGGTGTCACTTGTTCCAGCTTTGGCTTTTCTACCTCTACGTTTTTTGATAGATAGCGTAGCATCTGTTCCATCACACCAATCTGAACACATGCCACATACTTGATATACGTAGCTGTATTTGTCAAGCTTGTCAATGAATAGATTCTCTCTAACGAATGGTAAAGTGATTTCAATATCGCTTAAATGACAACTATCTCCAGAGCCATTTGAAGTATTAGTAATGGCAATGGTTGGATTTTTGAATGATATTGTTTCAAAGTCTTGTTCTCCTTCGGAGATAAGTTCATTCCAAGACGGTCTAAAATACAATACCAATTGACCGCCATAAGAAGCTTGTTGTATCATCATAGCCAAAGCATCATTATGTCTTTTGTCTGATGCTTTTATCTTGAGAACTTTCTTGATTTCGTTAACTTCTCGTTTTACTCTACGAGCATCCCAATTCCAAGAGTCTGCTTCCATGTAATAGCAAGTGTCAAAGTAAATTGATTCTTTACAAGTGTTGCGAAGCAAATCTTTTACAGGTGTGTCATTACATCGGCTGTGAATTTCATCATAAATATGATCTTCGTAATAATCCACAATGTCTTTAGCGTGTTCTTTTGAGATATCGTATTTCGATTGAAAGTCTTTACGAAGTTGTTTTTTATAGTCTAGTTCGTTACCGGATACTTGTTCGTTGTACCAATCACAAACTTGATCTTCTATAGCTTCCCAGTTATTAGCGTGAATGCAGTCTTGGAGTTCTTGTAAATGATTTTCTAAATCATCACGATACTCTACATAATACAATGAAGTAGTTGTTGGCAGTAAATTCAAAACTTCTTCTAAATCGAATTTTGGTGTACTCATTTTTGTTGCCTTGTTTCAGGACTTTGTTTTTAATTTTCTGAAAAGTTCATTAGTATTTTTTCTCCTTCCGGAACGACATAAAAGAATCGTCCTGATTTGAGTGGTACATCAATAGTTGATTCCCGAATACGATTGTATTCTAAGGCTAATTTTAAATTGATGGTTGTTAGATGCCTTACTCTATTTTTATAATAATCGATTTGATTTGAGTGTGCATCATTAACTTCTTCCAGCTTCTTACAATTGTATTCTTGATACTTGATAGCTGCTAACTTTTTATTTTGAAAGTGTAACTGTCGAAGCAAGAGTGCAATTATAAAAATGGCTATTGTTAAACAAGTTCCCATTATTCCTTTAATTTAAATTGTTCATGTGTTTTGGTAAAGTCTACTGACTTCATTTGTGAAAGATTGTGGATCCAAGGTTCTTCAAAAATGTAAACATTTCTGGTGTAGTCGATGTATTCTATTTTTAGAATCTGAGGATTTTTTGCTTTAGTTTCTTTTTGAATAATTTCCTCACTAATTTTAAATAGGAGTTCCGGTTTCTGTGCCATAGTTTTTTGATTTATAAGTTATCCAGAATGATAATAGATTTTTGTTAATCAACAAGGCTTCTTTGGTGCCCTTGTTTGCGTTCAATTCCAACTCTCTTTGTTTATAGAAAGTGATTCGTTTCTCTACCGCTTCCAAAGGGTAGATATCAATTTTTGGTGAAGTTCTTGCCATTAGTTATTTTTCATAAATTCAATTAGCTCTTCATTTTTTTTGATTATAATATTGTTTTTATCGATGAGTTTATCTCGAAGCTTATTAGTTTCTTTGATAAGTTTTATATTATCATTTAACAATCTTGAGATCTCTTTTTCCTTCAGTAAAATTATAAAACCAAACCATGTGGCTATTGCTAATAATATTATGGATGCTCCCATAAAAAATAGATACAATTCATATTCAGTCATAAATTTTGAATTTAAGGTTAATACTAATTTTTGAATTTGTTTTTATTTATACAAAGGAATATATAAATTTCCTTCATCAATATACACTGGTAGTATTTCACTGTTCATGTGTTTGATAAGGTATTTTCTGTCTACCTTTTCTAATTTGTTTTCGTTATAATAAAACTCTCGAGAGTCTTTATCAAAGAATGCTTGGTTTACCAATAATTCTTTTCCATCGTCTTTCTGAACATAGAAGAACCAATAACTATTGGCTTCCTCTTTGCATAAGCTTATTTCTTTTTCATAAAGAATATAGAATTTACCTGTTTTGAATTGAGCACTGATTGTTCCACATACTACGAATGCTAATACTACTAATAGATTTTTCATGATGATTTTGTTTAGGGTGTTGAAATAAAAAAGCCATTGAATATCAATGGCTTTAATTTGTTTTTAAGTGTTGAAGGTTTTACTTACCTACAAATTTCTTTGCATTGTCCAATGGCTCTACTCTTTTGTACTTAGCTTTTGGCATTTCTTTTTCAAGAGGTGCTTCTCTGTTGTAAGACAGTGTTGCTTTTACTGGTTTAGAAGTGTAGTTGTCGCCTTCAATCCTTGCGTTATTGGTAACGCTTTTAGATTGAATTACTTTTGGATTACCTCCAGCAACTCTAGTTCTATTGGCTGCTTGATTCCCTTCAGTACCTTGTTGGTCTTTAGGTTTACCAAATAGCTTTGCTTTGTTGGAAGCAACAATGCTGTCTTTTGAAGCCATAGCTTCTACACCTCTTCTCTTGGTGTTTTCTTCAGATGTTTTGGTTATATCATCTAAATTGGATTGGGTTAATATTCCTTTTCTTGAGTGAGCAGGAACAGTGTTTTTAGGATCCGGCATAGCGTTTGATTTTAGATTTATACTAATTGAATTTCAAAGGTATGAATAATTTATATTTTTAAATCTCTGATTTCCTCGAAAAAGTCCTTAATGGTTTGAATATAAGACAAGTCTATATAGTTCGTTTGAGGTCGATTATTAATATAACTCATTTTTCTGATTTCTAAAATCTTAGTTGATACCGATGTTCCGGCTCTTTCGAAAGTACATGATGGAAGTCTTATTTGTGTTCTCACATAAAAGTCTTTTCCTTTCTCCGAGTTGAGAAACATTTCCAATCGTTTATCCATTGATGGTCCAGCGGGTATAATTGCTATTAGCCTTGTGTCGTATCGATCACTATGTCTTACTAATGCTTTTTGCAAATGTTCCATAGCTGTTTTTCCTGATGTTCCAAATGGTGGATTCATCGCTATGAAATTGTATTTGTTAATACTGCTATGGTCTTCGAACTTACCTATACGAACTTGTCCAATGGAATTGATACAGAGTTCTCCAGTTAGATTGATATTCTCTTCAACAAAATGATTGTTGGTAAAGCCTGGGAACCATCTTGCTATTGCACCATGTCCAGCACTTGGTTCTAATCCATTCTCGTCAGGTTGTGGGTTTAACCACTCTACCATTTTTAACCCTAACGGTTCGGGAGTAGCGTAGTAATCGCCACCTTCTTTAGCTTTGTTTTTAGAATTCCTTTTGGCTCTGGAGAAGTAGTATGAAATGGCTTTGTCAAACTTGGTAGTATTGTTATTGAATTTATCCATTTGCTTACCGCCTATTCCTTGTTCTATTGATGGTGGTTTGTAACTAGAGTTTAGATATCCTTCTTTGAATGAAGTTTCTAAATCTCTAGCTAGATTTCCCATTGCTAGATTCTCGGCTGTTCGGGAACGCTCCGCTATTTTTGTACCAAAAGCAATACGTTCAAAGGTGGTTTGAAGAGTCATGTATTCATAAGGAGCATTGCTCTTAACTCCATCCCTGTACGTTCTGCCTTCGATTTGAATACAAGAAGTAGGTTCTGTTGGTAGTCCTAATTGCATAAGAACTCTTTGGAAGTTTCCAGTTCTATCATGCAAACTGATACCTTCTTTACCCGCTTTTTGTTGAACCAACAAAATATTGGTATTACCATGATCGCTGTTGAAATCTTTAAGATATTGACTTCTTAGTTTTTTGCTAATGGTACCATTGAATTGTTTGGTTTCAGGAAAGTGTCGAAGTATAGCATCACGAGTATTTTCTAGATGAGATAAATCCAGATTGTAATACTCCGGATATAGTTTCTCAAATAGTTTTATTTCTCGTTCCAATCTTGGAAGAATGTATTCTTGCTTGGCTTCAATCAATTTGTATGGATCAAAATGAAAGGGATGCTCTACTGCAGCATGATTGTAGCTGTGAAAGATAACTACCTTTCTGCCTAAATCTAAATGCTGTTGAATACGAGTATGAATCTCTTTGGCTTTGATACATTCTAGCAGTTGGTTTACATACATGTAATTGTATTTTTTACTAAACTTTTCTGCTAGTGTTGGGAATGTTTTCTTGAATGATTCTTCATAGAATAATTCCATTCCTTCGTTGATTCTATCTCCAATTTCTGAATCTATGGTTACAAAATCTCTTGAATAATCGTGCTTTAGTTCAAGCATACGTGTGCTGATAATACCATTCTTCTTCATCTTCTCAAAGAATTCGCGTTCCATAAGATTAACATCCACTCCGCTTTCTGGGATAGTGACCTTGTTATATTTCATTTGGTAACCGAAATTCTCTATTAGAAAATCTCCGAATGGTGGTGCTTCATTGTAAGCGCCTGTAGCTTTGTTTCTAACAACGATTTGTTCTTCGATGTCTATTAGTGTGCCATCTGCATATTTAATCGATTTATGATAAGCAAATGGCGTTGCTGATAGGAATACAACCTTTGTTCTTAGAACTAGTTTCTCTACTGCTCTATGAATAGCATCTTCGTAATGCTCTAGCTTTTGATAATATTCTCTGCTTCCGTCCCATTCAGGTTTTAGGAATTTGTTAAGCTCCTTGGCTTTATCCCTTGCTGATGATGGTAGATTGACTATGCTTTTGTGTTGTTCAAAATAGCTAGTCTGTATTCCTTGTTGGTTTTGGCAGAGGTAGTGGGATTCATCGTAGATTACTAAATCCCAAGCGCGTTTGTTTAATGCATTGTTTTGATAAAAGTTAGCATAAGTGGTTACGGTTATATCATGTCCAGCATCTTGAATGCCTATTAATTGGTACATGCTTAAATCTAACTTTTGTGCTTCTTCTATCCAATCAATACATTTCTGATCGGTTGGAACGATGATGAGGATATTTCTTTTATCTTGATAAAAGAATCTATAAATGATTCCACATCCTGTAAAAGTTTTTCCCGTTCCAGTCCCGTCAGTAAACATTACTCCTTTACCTTCTAGAAATCTTTGTTCTGCGAAGAGTATGTTGTCGTGTTGTCCAGGATAAAGTATAGGTAACATTTTACGAATGTTGTCGATATCAGCGTATAAGAATTCGTTACTATTTTCTTCTTGAGTAATAGTATCTTCACAATCAAATTCCATTAGTGCTTGTTCGCCAGCTGGTCCTGATTTATTTTGAATTGATATTCTCATTGGTTGTTAGTATTTCAAGTTGATGATTAGGATTCAATCCTCCATTGGGTTCACAGTTAAAGCTGTTTCCAAAGTATTCTAGCTTATTGATATTATTTCTGTAATATTCAATAACATCTTCCGGCTTACCAGTTTTATTAGCATCACAATCACCATAATAAGTTGCTGAATTTATATCTTTAAATACAGCTCTATGCCAATCATCTATACCTCGGAATTTGATGTAAATAATTTTCTTTTTGATGCCTGGTATTATTGAGTGTTCAAATAATCCTTTACAGCTTTCGCAATGATGATGTCCTTTAATTGCTTGATATGTTTTACAGGCGGTACATAGTTCCATTATTTTTCTTTTTGATCGAATGATTTGAATATTTTAATGACTTCCTCATCAAACGTTTTACGTTTCTTGCTAAGGAATGGATTAAGCATATACACTTTTCGGACTTCTCCGTAGATATTTCCTTTTATCTGATACAATACACCTGCTTTAATTAATTTGTTGATTAGAATGAAGTATGTGGATTCAGAGGATATATCTAGATAGTCTTGTAGTGTTTTATTGGAATGCAATTGATTGTTTTCATTGTACAATAAGCTCAATGGCCCTTTAGCACAAAATGACATTTTCAATGCATTAGCCAAGTCAGAGTTATTCAGTATCTCTACCAATGCCATTATAGCCTTGGTGGATACTGTAGCGTAGTTCTCGTAGTCAATAGTTACTTTTGAAGTAGCTTCATTAACTACTATTGATGTGCCTTTTTTCATTTCTGATGATAGGAGTTCTCCTGTTTCTGAATTATGATATTGGCTGATATCAATAATCTTTTTTTCATTGATTCGTTTTACTTCCTTTTTCATAATACAAATATAATAACCTCTCAGAGTATTTGTTCCGAGAGATTATTATTTCTTTATGGAGTTTAACGAAGCACTGTTACTTCGAATGCTTGGAACTCTGTGCCTTTGACTTTGATGGTATGATCAATAGTTTTCTTAGCTGAGATAGGCACCTTGATTACTTTATCGTATTCATTTGTAACTACTTTAGCTTTGATATGAATGAAACTACCTTTGTGAACCGTTTTAGCTATTGCTTCTGCTGCTTTATTCCAGGCTACAATTCTGTGCCAAGTAGTTTTCTCTACTGGAGCACCTTCTTTATCAGTGTACGTTTCTTTTGTAGCCACATTGAATTTAGCTACGATTGTACCATTGTCAAGAGTTTTGATTGTTGGCTCTTGTCCTGCGTTTCCGATGAAGTTTACTGTATTCATAATATGATATTGCTTTTGTTATCCAGAGCAATGAACTGCTTTAGTGCCTGATATCAGGACTTGGTTAGTGGACGATGCGGGAATCGAACCCGCTATTGCCTATTCGTCCGTTGGTTATTTATGTTTCATCCTTCGACAAGGGTAACCATCCCATAGGACATTCCAATGCTTATTGTTTATTCTTTTGGTGTCATTAATGGCACGTCTTTAGCTTTTGGTTTACGTTGGTTGATTGGTACAAATGGTACCGCTTCGCCAGTAGTATCCTCTTTTGGTGGTTCAATCACCATGTTTGGTGGTGTTGGTACAGCAATAGGTTCTGTTGTTACAGCTGGAGCTTCTGTGTTAGTGGCAGTAGGTTCTGTACTATCGATGTGCTCTACTCCTTCAAGTTTATCCAATTTGGATTTTAACTTGTCAATGTCTTGTTGTCTATTGAATAGACGTTGCTCTTGCATCTTCTCTCTGATAGTCATAGCTTTCTCCACAACAGTAGCCTGTTGTTGTTGTGTCCACGATTGTTGATTCATCATAGACTCATATATTTCTGTGCCATCAATCAAATTGATTGCTTTAGCTTGACCAATATTCAATAGGTCTGCTGTTGTTTGAGCCACCAAGTGAGCTGGATAAACAATTACTTTTACTGCTGTTACCGCTGCTGATTGTACTGATTGTTTGTTGATAGTTTTCATAATGATATAATTTAGATTGTTTATTGAATTGATTTAATTGTTGAATTTGTTTTTAACTGATGAAATAAAATACTGCTGAATAAGCAATGAAAAACGCTATAAATAAAATGTATTTATCTGCTTTGAATTTGCTTTCAAATACTTCTGCAGCTATAAAGCTGGCTACAGTATTTGCTATTATAAATGGAATTAATATTTCGTTGTTCATGATTTTTGTTTTTAACTGATGTAACCTAATACATCAAGTATTGATAATATTGCTAATAATATGATAGTCATCTTTACCAAGATATAGCTATCTGTTCTGAAATTGTATTTCATGATTATTGTATTAAGTTTTTCCAATTGTTGGTGAATATATAACCCACGCCTTTTACGAATTCTATAAATTTTCTCATAGCTTGTTATTTATCATAGGTTTCACGCACATAAGGTGCGTATAATAATGTGAATCCAATTGTACCAAACATCAATGCCATAGCCAAGGTAACACCGAAGTGTACCTTAGCATATACAGCGAATATGAATAATACAATGTCGATGAGGTATGTTGTCTTAGCAACACACCATTTTAATGCTGGTATGGATTCTACTAGGAATACAAATGATAACAATGTGATCAGTCCGGAGAATGCATAGCCTACTACATTCCCACCAATTACTACTGCACCTAATAGCATCCCGCCATAGATGAGTATATTCATTCTTCTGTCTTTCATGATCTATATATTTAATTTATGATTTCTAATTGTTCCAACTCCAAGCCTACTTGATAGATGAGTTTAAGCTTTAACTTAGTTGCTTGTACATCCTCTTGATAGCGATAATAATACGCTCTGACTACAGCATAGCTGATATCATATAGTTCTGATAATACTCTGATGATTCTTTGAGTCTGTGTAGCCGTATCGATGGTGGTGATTCTATTTCTCATGATATTTATATTTAGTTGTTGAATACTCTATTTAATTGCCATATTTGTAAATCTATTAAGATCTCTTTCTTGAGCTTATTCAACATGTTGAAATCATCCAATACATCATTGACATCACTAACGCTATTCAATAGCTTCTCAATAGCCATATTAACATCACATAAGTCTTGCTCTAATAGTTTGTTCAATTCATTGAACTCTACAATACTCCCTCTAATAACTGTTGCTAATTCCATAATATTTAATGCCTATATTTAGCGATGAGGTCTTCCATCTATTCTTTAATTTGTTTTATTATTGTATCCTACAAATAACTATTCTTACACTAAAACTACGATAAATCGTAGTTTAAAGCCCTGCAGACTACGATTTTTCGTAGTAGTACAAATCCTTGTTAACCCTTGATACCACTAACCCCATCAAGACTTTTTGAACATTCTGTGCTTATTATTGTTTAGAGAGCTATAGTAACTACCCTTTGACAATCACATGCAACTTAAATATGCCATTTTCTCTACCATACTTTACAACTCACGTATTCTACTCCTTCTATCCTACTTTCGATATTTATCGCATAAAATCCGAATATTGCCGACCTTGAGCCGAACCATGAATAATGAATAATACCTGTATCAGTGACCTGAACAGTGATGCTGACATATTGTGACCATGGAAGTGTGTACAACATTCTCTGCCTTTGGCTTGTCCTTTGGCTGATTAATAGCTGATGATTGAACAGTTATAGTCCATATTGCTATGGTTTGGTCTATTGGCTGTTATGGTTTCAGCTTTTGTTAGGGCACACTGTATTAGGCGTGCTTGGTTGTTACTTAGTTGGTGCTGGTTTGTATCCAGATAGCTTTTGTCTAAGTGGGTTTAGCTTGGTATCTGTTTTGGCTTGTACATAGTCTACTGTGTCTTGGACAGATTGTGTGTTATCTATCTTGTTTACGATGTGTGCTCCTGCATACATGCATAGGTCAGCTAATACCGTGAAGCCTATGTGTGCTGCACTAGTGATTGTTTTTACTGTGTGTACTGCAACGTCTTTACCGTTGATTGCTGGTGCTACTGCTGTAGCTTCTTGAGTTGTATTCATATTGTTTAAGAGTAAGAGGGTTGTTAAATCTTACTGAATTTTTAATTTGTTTTATAGCCCCCGCCTTCGAAGTTTAGAAGTAGGCCGGGGGCTTTTGTATATAAGCAACCCTCGGTTAATTTATATCATCCTGTTCCATCATATGCAATAATTACCTATCTATAATTTGTTCGGTATAGTTGTGTGTGGATATCTACTTTATAATTTCTTTTTAATTATTTTATATTATGGTTTGGTAGTGTGCAATAATTGCATATATTTGTAAAGTCCAAACAGTGGTTTGTTTAAATGATATTGTGTTAGATTATTAATTTAGAGAACGGAGGAAACTATCTGGAAGCTGTTTGGGCGAATGGGGAAGTAGCTCAGTTGGTTAGAGTAGTTGAAAGAACAGTAGTTAGCGTATCTTGCATATGGCTCAAATCCTTTCAATGGTCAGCGGTTCGAGTCCGTTCTTCTCCACAGTATTAACCTCCGATGGAGAGGACAAGCGCGGGGAGAGTAGCCCACACTGGGGGGATTGACTGAGTTGGTTAAAGTGTGAAAGTACAAGTAATGTGAAGCGGAGTGATGAACATTAAGGCGCCATAATTATTAAGCCGTAAAAGTTGTATGAGTAAGTCGTAGGTTCGAGTCCTGCATCCTCCACGAATATCGCTCTACACTTCTAGTAGGGAAATGCCGGTTGAAGTCCGAGCTATGGTAGTTGGAATGCTATTCATTGGGAGGGGTTAAGGGAGATGTAAGGCTCCCAGCCTTGCCCGCCATTAATAAAAAACAATTTATTATGAATAACACGTTGTCAGAATTGATATGGAAGATGGAGTGCAAGGGATTTGATGCAGTTGAGATTTATTTCTATCTTACTGCTATATGGATGGTTGCTTCTCCTGTGTTGATTCATGATGCTCTTTCTTTGCGTATTGCTAATGAGCATCGTTCTTTGGCTTTGGCTCAGGCACATGTGGAGATTGATTTTACGAACTATAAGAAGTAGGTTATGGCAAAGCGTGATAAGAAGAAGATGGTATATCCAAATCTCACCAAAGAAGGTATAGAGAAAGCTTTAGAAGATATTTTTTTATCTAAAGAGAAGAAAACTTTTGTTGTGTATCCACCAAATTCACCAGAGATTGATGAAGCTATGAAGGAAATGATTTTGTTAAAAGCAAGACGTCCTGGTTCTCGTGTAATTGGTATTCCAATGATTTTTGGAACGGGTGGTAATCATAGTGCTGATTATTACAATTGGTTAGAAGCTGGTAGAGGAAAGGATTTGAATCATGTTTTTATTCCTACTGGTTATGAGGAAGCTGGTCCATTTCCGGTTATGGGAAAATCCTTTATGGAAAGAATGCAACAAAGTAGGAATGAATTCAATCCAGAAGAGTTTTTCAAGTTTGATCCGTTTGACAGAAATAAATAAAAAGAAGGTATGAAATATTTTATTGATATTTATTAATACATTTGTATCTATAAAATATTTTATTATGAATTTTGATGTAGAAAAATCTAATTGGAGAAAAACCGGAGTATATTCTATAATAAATACTATAAACAATAAAATTTATATTGGCAGTACAAGTACTAATTTTAGACAAAGATACCTTCAATATTGCTCAGCTTATAAGAAAGAATTGTGTAACCAACCTATTTTGTTTAAAGCATTTAAGAAATATGGATTTGAAAATTTTAAATTTGAAATTATTTCAATATGCTCAAAAGAAGATTGTATTGTAACAGAACAATTTTTTATAAATAAAGGAACGGATTATAATAGTTGTTTAGTGGCAGGAAGTTTATTAGGATTAAAACATTCAGAAAATTCAAAGACAAGAACTATAGTTGGTGGATTACATCATACATCAAAAAAAGTATTTCAATTTTCTAAAAAAGGGGAATTGATTCAAAAACACAATTCAATTATTGAAGCATTAAAATTTTTAGAAAAAACAAAAAATGGTTCTTCTCATATATCACAATCTTGTTTAGGAATTACGTTTAGTGCTTTTGGTTTTAGGTGGTCTTTTTCCGAAAAATTAATTAAAAGAGAAAATAGATTAGGTAAGCATAATATAAAAATATCTAAAGATAATTTTTCAAAAAAATTTCATTCACATCAAGAAGTTGTTGAATATTTTAATAAAATAGGTTTTGAAAAAGTAAAACAAGGATCTATTTCAAATGCAATAAGATTAAATAATAAATTATATAACTATAAAATAGAAAAAATATGCGTTATTTCATAGATACAGAATTCCTTGAAGGGCCACAAAAGAAAACTTTTTTAGGGTTTACCATTGGAGAAACCAAACCGACAATTGATTTGATATCGATTGGTATAGTGGCTGAGGATGGTCGAGAATACTATGCTATTTCCAAAGACTTTAATTTGAAAGAAGCTTGGAATAGATATGATATGAAGCAGTATTCTGGAGATATGAGAAACCATCGTCCAGAAGGATATAAAGAATACTGGCTTCGTGAGAATGTGTTGTATCCTATCTTCTGGGAATTGTATCAAAAGGATTATCCTAATAAATCAAAAGAAGTTTATGGTAATCTTGGTAATTTCATGGGTGATATGGAAAGACATGAATCAGGATTCTCATTATTTGAAAGATTGCTTTTTCGCTATGGAAAAACCAACAATCAAATTGCTGAAGAAGTTAAAGAGTTTTGTCATTTTTGGAATACATTAGATTCTGGAAGAAGTTTGCAAAATCATCCAATTGAATTCTACGCCTACTACGCCGATTATGACTGGGTAGTATTCTGTTGGTTGTTTGGAAAAATGATGGACTTACCAAAAGGATTTCCGATGTATTGCAAGGATTTGAAGCAGATTTTGGATGATAAAGCAGATAAATATTTACCTCACACTGTTTGGCAAAATCAAAGTCAAGTATTAGACTATATTAAAAAAATGACTGATTATCCAAAACAAGATCCATCCAAATCACACAATGCTATTGAGGATGCAAGATGGAACAAGCAATTATTTGAATTTTTGAACAAACTATAACAAATAAACTAAAGGAACCGATGGCAAGGTAAAGTGCTGCAACTATTATGGCTGAGAATATCACGTTAGGACAAAAGAGAGTTCAGAGAAACTTCAATCCGTCAGCAAATCCACAAGTGGAGAATATTAAGGAAGCTTATGCAACGCTAATTGATAATCTGGAAGAGAGTAGAAATGAGCGCAATGGTAGAGAAATCTCTATCGCTCAAACTGATGCAGAAACATCATGTATGTATGCTGTAAAAGCTTTATTTGTATAATCCTTAAAACTGTAAAAATGGAAAAGTATATCGGAACAAGAGAGATTGAAGCTACGCCAATGACCAGAGAAGAATACAATCTTTATAGAGGTTGGGAATTGCCTTCTGATGAGAATGGTTCAGATGAGGGGTATTTGGTAGAATACAAAGGAGATACTTCAAATCACGTAAATCATACGGGTTATATCTCTTGGAGTCCTAAGAAGCAATTTGAGGAAGCCTACATCAAACCTGTTGATACTCTTGCTGATATTGGAAGTGAATTCTCTCATGAGCAAAGAGTTATTTGGGAAGCAAATGAATTGCATGATAAGATTGTGAAGTTGCATGACTTTATAGAATCTAATCCAATTTTTGAAAATATTCCACCTGCAGAACGATGCCGATTGAAAATGCAGTTGTTGGTGATGCGACAATACTTCTCTGTTTTGTCCAATCGTATTGCGGAGTTCAAAGGGGTATCAACTCAAAAAGATTAGTCATGGCAAAAGAGATAAATATTCAGCACGAAGTTCAAAGTTCCAATCTAAAATCTATTGGATGGCATAACAAAACTATTGATGGCAAACCAAGTTCTGTTGTTCGTGTAGAATTTCAAAGAGGTGCTTCTTATGATTATTGGCCGGTTACTGCAAAAGAATTTAATGAAGCTTTTGCTCCAGGAGTAGTTCTCAAAGATTGGTTCAATAAATTCAAGACTGGAAAAAATTTTAAACAAGTAGTTTAATGGCTAGATTATTCAATCCAGAAATTGTTGAAGAAACTATTAAAGAAAGTCCGATAAGGAGAACCACTCCTTTGGACTTTTTTTATGGTTGCCTAATTGCAACTATGTTCATTTCGATTGTAGTTATGGGATTAGTGAAAAAAAAAGAAATAAATAAAGACAAGAAAATTATGAATCTAGCAGAATTGTTGGAAATGGACAATGGCAATATTTTGACAAGAAAGGTCAAATATGAAACCAGTAAAAAAAGGGATCCACAGGATACTTCGGACATATTCTTTGAAGTAGTGAATGGGAATGAGAAATACGCCAAAGGAGATTTGGTAAAGTTCAATCACCGTTTCTACAATGAACAAAGCTTTGAAGGAGAAACGTATTGTATAATCAACACTGCAGAAATTCAGTGTCATTTAAAAGCAGAACATGTCAAAAAGGATATACTTAAACGATAGTCAGGACAAGTTGATGGAAGGGGTAGACCTTCTTTACAACGCTGTTAAAAGCACACTTGGTCCAAGTGGTAAAACTGTAATTATAGCGAATGCCGGAGAAGATCCTTTTGCTACAAAAGATGGTGTTACTGTTGCTATGGAAATGAATCATCCCGATCCAGTGATTAACGTAGGTATTCAGATGGTAAAAAAGGTGGCTAGTAAAACCGATGAGGATTCGGGTGATGGTACCACAAGCGCTACAGTTGTGTGTCGCACCTTAATTGCATTAGGAATGGAAGCTCGTTCTAAATCAGGATTTAATGAACATCTTTTCAGAGAAACTATTAATGCTGAATTGCAATATATCGTTAATGCTATTAGAAAGAATTCGGTAAAAATTCCTTTAGCAGAAATTGGTAAAGTAGCGCTTACTTCAGCTAACAATGATTTGGAAATTGCTAACCTATTCCAAAAAGCTTTTAACAACGCCAAAGAAGATGGCTATATCAATATCCTTGAAACCATGACTGGTAAAAGTTATGTGGATATCATCAAAGGATATGTTGTTGAAATGGGGTATTGTGACAGAAAGTATGCCAACAATCCGATAACAGGATACTTTGAAGCGGATAAATGTAAAGTTATTTTGTATGACAATGAGTTTACCGATAAAAAAGAAATCATTCGATTGATAGACACTGGTTCAAAAGTAAATCCATTGCCTATAATCATTTTTGCCAAAGATTTCTCAAAGGACGTGGAAAGTATTGTTGAATTCAACAATATGGACCGTATAGGAATTAAAATCTGTTTGATTAAAAACCAATTCAGAAATGATGAGTACATGAATTACATGAATGACCTATCTCAATACACTGGAGCTGATATTATTCAGAATTTCAATGAATATGATAGTGAGTTTGGAGAAGCCAATAATGTTGTCGTAAAACAAGGTTATACCGTTTTTGGAGAAGTTGAAGGAACTCGAAAAGAGTTATTGGATGAATATCTGTTCTTATTGGAAATGGCTTCTAAAGAAGAAAAATCAGCTTATCATTCTACATCGATGCTCAAGCGTATTGACAAGATGAAAAATGGTATTACTACTTTCTATGTTGGTGGTGCTAGTGATATTGAAATCAAGGAAAAGAAGCATCGTGTGGAAGATGCTTATAAAGCTTGTAAAGCTGCATTGAAAGACAATGTGATTATAGGTGGTGGTCAGAGTTTGGTATTGCTTTCAAAAGATATAAGAAATCCTGATCCTTTTCAAACTATTTTTTATTCATCTATTTGTCGACCTTTTGCTGAAATTTTAAAGAACTCATTTCATAATGATGATGAAATACTTAAAATTGGAAATGCTATTTCTTTCGAAAAAGGATATAATGCCAAAACAAGAAAGTTTGAGAATCTTTATGAATCAGGTATTGTGGATCCAATAAGTGTTTCTATCAATGGACTTACTAATGCGGTAAGTATTGCTCTTACTGTTCTGTCAACCGAATGTCTAATCGTGGAAACACACAACCAATAAAATTATGAACTTAGAAAAGTTAACTACCTCAGATTTATTGAACTATTCTACCATCTTGGAGAATATCATCACTACTAATATTGAAATCCAAGGCGAAGCGGAAAGAGCTGTTTCTGGCGGTTTTTGTACCAAAGAAGAAATAGAGAAAATTGTTTACAAATCAATTGATGCTAGAACGGAAGCTGATGAGATTTATGCAGAAGTGCAAAAGGAATTGGATATGAGAATTAAAAAGGACTTGGGAATGAAGTTCGGTGTTCGTCGTAGCCAATCCATCATCAAGGAGTTTGATGCTTTTATCTCTGCTAAGAATAATGCAGCTGAAGCTGAGAACAAAAAGTTAGCCGAGGATGCCAAGCGTATTTCGGAAGAAAATGTTTCTAATTTGTCAATCGCAAGTGATGATAATACTTAATGGAAAATATATAAAAGATCCATCCCTTTTAACGGAGCAAGAAACCGCTTCGTTAAGGGATGTCCTTTTTTTAAAATATCCTAAAGTTTATATTCCAGAACACATCACTTTGAATAAAGAAAAATCAGAATACAAGGTTGGATATCTTAATGAATTGTTTTCTAAGGTATTTCCAGAAGTATTAAAAAAAGATATTTTTAAAGCAGTAATGGAAAGATTTGATATTTTTGTAGAGAAAAGACAATATTTCAATCTGATTAATGAATATGGTTTGAAAAAATATAGTGTATTTATTAAAAATTAAACATACTTTTGATGTATCTATTGCAATTAAATCCGATTACTGGACTGATAAAAGATGATGATGAATTAGACAATTGGATGGCTATTGAATCTTTTAGGGATTTGGTAAACAAAGAAGGGTATGGTATTCAAGCCTTAACTTGTGTAGCTTTAGTGATTGATTATGGTTCTATAATTAACAACTACAGCGAGAAGGAAAAACCATTGAAAGCAATGAATATTGTTTTTAACAATAGAAAGGCTTTGAATTGGAATTGTGATGAAATACAGCTTGCTTGTATCAATTATAAAGAACTTCAATACAATCCATCTTTGGAAGAAAAGGGATTGATGGAGCAGCTTAGAATTAATAAGCTGAATGAAATTAAGAATGCCGAAACAACCTTTCAGAAAACTTCTTTGCTAAAAGAACTTTCCAATATCAACGATCTTCATGATGCTTTTGATAAAAAGAATGGGAATAAGGAAAAGTTTGCTGAGAGTCCTGTTAGAAATGGATATAAATTAACCCGTTTGGAAGTAAAAATTCTAGACAAAAAATCATTCTATTATGAACGACAAAAAAGAGAAGCCGAAGCAAGAGAACGAGAACTTGCCAAAGCAAGAGAGTCAGATTCCGGAAGCACCGAAAGCTGAAACAGATTTAGAATTATTAAAAACGCCATTACCTCCTGAAGCTTCTTCAGAAGATGTGGACAAAGTTTTTGAGAAAAAATTTCCTGATACTGTTGTTCCAGAAGAAGGAGCGCCAAGTTCAGAAGTTCCTGATGAGGAAATTCCAGCATCAGAGGAAGAAGTTCCGGAAGAAGAAGAACATGTATTTGCTAAACCTGCTACTGCGGTTGAGAAAGACCATTTCAAAACGGTTCTAAAAGCAAATCAAGAAACAATTAAAAGTTTAAGAACGCAACTTATCGAAGCAATTGCTCAACGTGATGCGTTATCGGACAAGCTTGAGAAACTGAATAAAATAGAGGAATAGTTCTGTATTTACATTCTGAAAAGTCCTTCTTTTTTATTTGTTCTGAAACAGCTTTCCATTTATTTGCGAAAGCTGTTTCTATTTTAAATTACAATCTATGGCTGTTACAATTCTTGATCACACCTACAATGCTCAGCGTTTTAGTCCGCTTGTTTATGATGAAAAAGTCATAAAGTATTCCCATTCACTTAGACCAGGAACTTTAGCTTATGATGATTTTTGGGATGAACAAGATGATCGATGTCTTTTTGGTTTCAAGCCAAGAGGAATGAACGATATTACTGGAGAGCATTACTTTCATTTAAATATGAATCAAATTGAAATGCTTCCACAAGGTGCTTCAAGAAAGAAACTCCATTCACCGTACTATCGGGAACTTGATAATAGATTATTTAAAATTACCTATGATGCCAAGAAACATCGTTATGGTTTAATTGTTGGTAAACCTCGTAGGGTTGGTTTATCAGAGTTTGGAGCTTGTCAGGCTGAATATGAACTCATCATGCACTTGCGTAACCGTATTGGTGTATGTGCTGGTAAGCAAGACAAGGTTGATGGTTTTGTAGACAAAGTAATGTCCTTGCTTAAAAACATAAGACCTGAGTATGCTTCTGCCAGATTATTGAAAAATGATAAATTGCTGAAACTAGGATATAGCGATATCGTAAATAAGCAATCTATTGAATGTGGTTTAGAATCTGAAATGCTTATCCGAACCATGTTTGTTGATAGTGCTGGATTCGAGGGTGCTTCTATGTCTTTGGTTATTTTTGAGGAAGCGGGTTTATTTGGTAATCTAATTGCTTCCTATAAATCAACAGAACCTTGTTTTAAAGATGGAGCGATACAATTTGGAACTCCATTGATTTATGGTACCGGTGGACAGATTGAAAAAGGTTCAAAAGGTTATATGGAAATGTGGGAGAACCACAAAGCCTACAATCTTGAAAAAGTATTTATTCCGGCTTATGAATATTATCCAGGGGATGGAGAAACTGATGCCAAAACAGGTGTTCAACAGCCATCGTTCTTTGATATTAGAACCGGTAGAACAAACCAAGAAGCAGCGTTAAAGCATATTATTGACCAACGTAAAATTGCTTCCAAATCCAAAGATGGTATTACCAAACACATACAGTCTTATCCAATTAAAGAATCTGAGATTTTCATTAAAACCAAAGGGGGTATTCTTGACCGCGTTAAACTGAACAATCAGTTGATGGTAATAGAAGAAGGGCTTTGTCCTTATGATGTTAGGAGAGGTCGCCTAGAATGGGTAGATGATGAACGTACTATAAAATCTTTGCAGAAATGTAAAGATACCAAGGAGAAAACAAAACTCCGTATTAAAAACAAATCCAAGCTTCGTTGGTTCGATGATGAGAATGGAGTTATTCAGAAAATAGCGGATCCTATTAATCATGATGATATGGACCACAAACCTGATATCGCTGGTTGTGATAGTTATGATGAGGAAGTAGAGGAAGATTCCAAAACGGCTTCCGATGGTTCTACAGTTGTTTTTAGAACCTATGCTGGACCATCAAGAGAATTCAATCTACCAATAGCGGTATTGGCAGAACGTGGCGATTCAAGTAATGATGATACGTTTTATGAGAATAATGTGAAGTTGGCTATCTATTACAATTATGAATTGCTTTTTGAATATTCTAAAATTGCTATCGAAAGTTACTTCAAGGATGTAGGCGCTGAGAAGTATTTGAAAATACGTCCTGATTTAAGAAAAGATTTAGGTCCTACCAAAGCCAAGAATGAATTTGGTCAACGTATGACTACCGATGTAAAAGTATTGGGTACCAAATTACTTAAAGCCGAGGTTAAGAATAATTCTGAAAATATTTGGTTCAAAAATATATTGCTTGACCTTATCGATTTTGGAGATACCAATACAGATATCGCTATGGCTTACATGATCGTTCTACTTTACAAACTGGAAATGTTTGAAATGACAGTAGAGGAAGATGATGATGATTATGATGATGGTCAAAACATATTTGATGCAATGGCTTATTATGATGTGGATAAGAAAGGAAACGTTCTTGTAAAAACATATAGTGGTCAAGACTTAGATATGTTGGAAACATTTAATCCCGATATCCATCTTACTGATTATGACCGACGAGAGATTACACGTAAGCGTGCTGAGGATAAAAAGAATCTTGAATCCCTTAAAAAAGAGTATGAAGGCAAGCGAAAAACATCCTTTGAGGATTTAATCCAACAAGAAATTTTAAAAAATATTGAACACTCGTAAAAAAGTAATAATTTTACATAAAAATAATATCCAATGAACTCATACATTCTTACCAATCAGAAGATTTCAGAAAAAGAGAAAGACAAGGAGTGGCACAAAGCACATGTTGTGAATTTTGTAAATTTTGATTCTTCTAGAACTCTTTCCGAAAGAAAGGCTATGCAGTTAAAATGTTGGAGAGCTTATAGCTGTCAGCAAAGTGAAGAGCATAATAGAAATACCATGCCAGTCACACATCCATACGCTATGAGTTTGGGAATGGAATGGATTGACTATCCTCTTGTAGAAAGTAAGTTGGAGCAAATGGTGGGTGAGTTTATGACTCGTGGTATTAAGCGCAAAACCTATGTTATAAATAAAAAGGCTCAGACAGCTAAGTTAAATGAATTGTTTGATATGGTTTCCGAAGAACTACTTCGTGAAGTCAATAAGCAATTGGAACCACAATTAGGGTTTACTCCCGAAACTGCTTCTCCAGATAAAGAACTTCCACCAAATATCGAAGAATTCTTTGAGCAAGGTTACAAAACAATTTCAGAGCAGGTTTCTGATACCATACTAAATCAAGTTCTTATCAGTAAAAAGAATATTGACAAAATCAAAGACTTATACCTTGACTTCCTTTTGTATGATGAGTGTATTGGTTATATTGATGAAAAGGATGGAAGTCCGAATATTAGAAAACTGAATATTTTTGAAACGGAAATGGATTTTAATCCGGATTCTGAAATACAAGACAATCCACAATATCTTATCTTCAACAAAGTTCTTGGTTACAATGAGATAATCAATACATACGAACTTACCGATGAAGAAACTCAAACGCTTCAAAGCTATATGCAAGTAAATCCTATCGGTTCTTCTATGATGGATGAAGATTATCTTGGTGGTATGGGAATGGGTGGTTTAGATACCAATTACTCCAATTGGATTCAGGGAGATAAAAACAATCTTCGTATTCGTTGTGTTGAAATGGTATGGATATCTCAAAAAAGAGTATCTGTAAAAGTTTCTATCAATAAGAAAACCGGAAAAGAAATATACAAAAGTATTCCAGATGGCTATAAGGCTAGAAAAGGGGATGATGTAAAATCTATATGGGTTCAAGAAAAACGCCATTGTCTAATGTGTGGTCCTAATCTAGTTTTGGAATGGGGAGTAGATAATGAAAGAGCTTCCCGTATTGATAATCCTAAAGAAGATTCTATCTTTGTTGCAGCAATCAGAAGAAACAATAATTTAAGTAATATGCAAATGCGCTCTGCAGCATATAAATTATTACAGTTACAAGACTTTGCTTCGGAGTGTCTTTTTGAACTACGTTTAGCCATGCGTAGAAATAATGGCCGAGTGTTGGTATATGATGCTGCACAAGTTCCGAAGCAGTTCTTGAAATCAGGTGGATATAGTAATGCAATTAATAGAGTAATGCATCACGCCAAAAAGGATCAGTTCTTGATTATTAATTCAGCCGATAAACAATCCCGTTATAATTTCAATCAGTTTACATCATTAGATTTATCTACCAAAGGATTGATGCAAGACATATTCAATATGCTTGGACTTATTGAAGAATTGGCGGGTAAGTTTTTAGGTTTATCTCCACAGCGTGAAGGTAATATTGACCAGTATGAAAGTGCTACAGGAACAGAGCGTGCTGTAAGCCAATCGACAGCGAGAACAGAGATTTATGTAAAACCTTTTGAATCGTTTATAAAATACCTTTTGGATAAGGTATTGATGAAAGGAAAGCATGTTTACGAAGAAGGAGAAGTTACCCAATATATTTTTGGAGATTTAAAAACTTCATTTTTCAAAGTATATCCGGAATACTTCCAAGAGGATGTTGGTGTGTATATCGCTGATAACTTTGCTGAGCAAAAGAAAAAATCAGTTATCGACCAAGCTGCTACTCAAGCTTTATCAAATGCGGCTACTCCGGATTTAATATTGTCATTGATTGAAACATTAAATGCTGATACTGCTGGTGAGAGTGAAGCAATATTCAAGCGTGCGGTAAAAGCTTTGGAAAAATTAAAAGCACAAGAAGCTCAAGCTGCTGCTGATGCTCAAAAATCAGCACAAGAAGCTACTGCCAAAATTGAGAGTGATAAAGCTGACTTGAAACGTGAAGAATTCAAAAACAATATTGATGTTGCTACTATTCAAACTAATGGCCAGGCGGTACGTGAAATGAATAAAAATGCTTCTTCTGAAAAAGTCAAACTAGCTGATATAGAAAAAGATTTGCTATTGGCTGAGCAGAAAAGGTCTGAAACATCAAAATAATTTTTACATTTGTTAAAATAAATAATTAAAAAGGAAAAATATCATGGCAAGAGAAGAAGAAGATTTCGAAGAAAATAGAGGTTCTGATGCTTTGCATACTGAGGACAACTTATTTCAAACATTACAAGATGGTCTTGATGATCACGATGATGATGAAGATGAACTTTTAAATATCGACAAACCTTTTCAAAGTTTTGAAGAAGAATTTGAAGAAGAAGAATACGAGGAAGAGGAAGAAGAAGATAAAATGTTTCCGGATGAGGAAGATGATGATGAAAACGAAGAAGAAGATGATGCCGAATTCAAAGAAGAAGAACTTACCGTTCTTAACAAAAAGTTAGGTACCAACTTCAAAACAGTTGATGATTTAAAAAACAGTCTTAAATCTCAAGAAGAAGAATCAGATCTTCAGAAAGAAGAAAACGAATACAAAGCACTTACCAATAAAGTTGGATTGTATGACCGTTACATTCAGTTGTCTAATGAGGAATTAATCAGAGAGCAACTAATTTCGGAAGCTAAAGGCGAGAAAAGAGATATCACTGATACGGATGTATTGGATGAGATTGAAGAAAAACTTCAGGGAATGATTGACCTTAACCAATTGGATGGTTATGCAAATACTCTAAGAGCGAATCTTAATTCAAACAAAGAGAAAGCACAATCTTCTATTGATAAGATTGACAACAAAAGAATAGAAACTCAAAATGCTATTTCTAAAAAGAATACAAGTGACCTTCAGGATGCTTTTGCAGAAATATTCACCCAACAAGAATTCATGGGTGTTACGGTTACCAAAGAAATTATACAAAAAGCGTATCAAAGCGTTAGAACAAATAAATTTTTCGAGAGTGTTAACAACAGCCAGGAAATGATTGCCAAGTTGGCATTATTCGCTGAATTAGAAAAAGAAATTTCAAAAACAGCCAATCGACCAACTCACAGTGACAACACTAAAAGTGCGTTCCAAACTTTAGCCGGTAATGGTGAAAAGCGACGTAGAAGTGTCACACAAGCCAATGGCTCAGCATCATCAGGTAGCGCCGACGATAATTTAAACAACTTCTTGAGATAGGTCAAGGACTAATTGAGAGAAGTTATTTTTATGCATAGAAGGTTTTAGCCAACGGTAAAAACCAACAATGTTTTGAGTACAATAATTTATTTTTTAAAAATCTTAAAACAAGAGAAATTATGTCAATTTTAATTAGAGGAACGAAAGAGAATTTCAACCCTCAAATCCACACAGAAGCCAATTCGTTGACTTCTAAGATGAACAAACACTTTGAAGTTCGTAGAAAGTCTATGGATTTGTTTGCTCGTTATACGAAGTTTACTTCGTTTATGTTTGCTTCAGGGCGTGTTAATGGTGGTGCAAAATCTGGAAAGGTTATGAGCGCTGCTAAAGATACGTTAATGGACAACGCTTACCGTATTCAGTATGAAGGAGCTTTATTGCTTCCTGCGTATGCGAAAGGTGGAGCGCAAATCGGTTCATGGTTTGATGCTGGTAATAGCCAACCGGATATGGGTGCTGTAGTTACAGTTACTTTTACCAATGGTATTACTGCTGCAACCGTAATTACCGATGTTCCTGGAAGTATCTCTATTGAGCACGATCCGGACAATGAAATCTACGGAGACAAATTCAATCCTAACGACTCTATCATTTTAGGTCAAGGTATGGGTTCTTTGTTTATCATTCAACAACACCCAAGACGTTCAGTTGACGGAAGCCACTACGTTCTTGATGGTAAGTTTGTTGGTACTGCTAACTTATTCAAAGTCGAGTATTTGGCTGCTGGAGAAGTTATGACAGAAGGTGGTAACTACTTCGGGGAAGGTTCTCTTAGAGGATGGCAACGTTACAACCGTAACAAATGGAGAATCAACTATTCTTCAATTCACCGTTCTACTGTTACAATGACTGGTTCTGCTAAGAAACAGAAAATTGCTTGGATTAGTAATCCAGAAACAGATGGTAAGTTATGGGAGTATGATGAAATCTTGAAAAACGATAGAATCTTTCACATGCAAAACGAACTTGCATTGAGATATTCTCGTATTTCTATGGATGCTACTGACCACTCATGGTTTGAAAACTATGGTACCAACAAATTAACTCTTACAGGGTTTAAAGCAGAGTCAGGTTTAACTGCTCCGATGTTGGGTGATGGTTGGATTCCACAAATTCAAGAAAACTTGACTATTGATTATGATCCAAATGCTGGATTATCTTATTTGGCTTTAGAGTCATTAATGATGATTCTTGGACAACGTTCTCCTGTAGGTTCTTCTGGAAACACTTTCGTAGGTGTTACAGATACTATTGGACGTTCTGTAATCGATGCAGCTTTCAAGAAATTGATTGGTTTTGGTAACCATGCTGCAAACTCTGCTGCAGGAACTATGAATTCAAACATTGTCGATATCTCTACAGGTAAAGAAAATGAAATTGGATTTGAAATCACTACTTACAACTATCTTGGAAACAAATTTGTTATCCTTGAAGATGAGTTGAACAACAATCCAGGTTTGTTCAATACAAGTGGTGGTGTTACTGGAACAGGTAATATCTACGTGTTAAACTGTTCTTCTGTTGATGGTGTATCTAACTTTGAGTTATTTGCTCGTTCAGGAAGAGAGTTGAAACGTAAGTATGAAAATGGTATGGAATCATTCCAAGAATCAGCTGGCGATGTTGCATCATCAGGATTCGATGGATGTTCAGTACATACATTGTCTGAGTTGTTGCCAATTCTTTATGATGTAAGAAGTTGTGCTATTATCAAAGCGACTACCAAATACAACGGTGGAGCATTGTCTGGCAACGCTATTACTCAAGGAACGCATCAAGCAGCGAAATTCTTGTATTAGTATTAAATTTAAAAGTGCGAGATTCATTAAGTTTCTCGCACTTTTTATAAATTAAAAAACAAATAAAATGGGAAACGAGTTAGAATTAAAAGAAGAGAAAGTAGAATCAGGAAGAGATAAGTATTTAAAAGCTGTCGTTCTTGATCCTAAAAAAATGCAAGGTGTTTGGGAATTGAAGATTGAGTTATCAAACTCTCAAGGAACAAAAGCATTTGGTGGTAGAAGATTAACAACTTATATTCATCCATGGACAGGTACTCGTGTTCCGCTTATCGATTTAGATAATCAAGAAACTCTTGGTTATATGATTGACAAGCCTACAATGAGATTACAGCCTGATTCTAATCCAATGGATAGAAGAATTGTTGATTGGTTGATTGCTCATCCAGAAGTAGGTGTTCAAGGAATTGAATTAACCGACCTTGTGAAGATTAAAAAAATGTCTAATCCAACTATCACATTGAAGAATGTTGATAGACAAGAGTTGTCTGAAATCGATAATCAAGATACTATCGATGTTATCATTGGTAAGTTGTCAGATGATAATCCAAAAACTGGCGTATCATTGGAAAGATTGAGATATTTATTAGCTCACTTCAATTTGCCATATTTTGACATTCGTTGGATTAAGAACAAAACCACTGAGAAGAAATTACTTCGTCAGAAGATTAAAAACTTTGCTAGAGGTACAAGTGCTGGTGGCGAGTTAAATGCTTCTCTTATTGGCAAAGTATTCGATGATATCGACAACTTGAAATACTCTTATGAGTTCAAAGAAATGTTGCGTTATGATATCATTCGTGAAGCCAATGGTATTTATAAATTCAACAATGTACCTATCGGAAGTAATGAAGATAGTGTAATCAATTGGTTGAAAACTAACTTGGAGATTTACACCGAAATGGTAGGTGAATTATATCCAAGGCTAAAAGCTGACGGATTCACTTTTAAATAAAAAATCATTATGCCATATACCGTAACGGAGGGCTATAATAGAGTACTAGAGGAAGCGGATAAATTAGGTTCAGACTACTTTACCCTTCCTCAAGTTCTTAAAGCTTTCAAGAAAGAAACGTTAAGTTTCGTAGGAGCGCGTGCTAAAGAAGCTGAATTGAATCAAGAGATAACTGATGATATTAGACCTCTCTTGGCTTCGGTTCTTATTCCGTTTGTAAATAATCCTGATAGTGCTGTTGAGAAGATGGCTACCTTGCCGAATGACTATCACACAAAGCTCACAATAAACGTTTTGTATAATGATGGTATAAAGGCTAGAAAACCAACAATAGAACGTCATGGGGAGCATAATACCAATATGACGAGTCCATTTAAAAAACCTGAGAGAATGTATCCATTGATTCAACAGTTCTCTAATTATTTTAATGTGCATACAGGACTTGCTTTAAATTCTACAGTACAACCATCAAAGCTTATCCTGATATACGTAAAGCAACCTACCTTTGGCTCGGTATCTACCAATCCAATAGTAAATCTTCCAGATGCGGTTTGCGAATACTTGTTTGCAGAAACAGCCAATTCTTTAAGACAGAAAACTGGTGAACCTAGCGCAATGGCAGATTTTAAACTTAATCAAACTTATAGAAACAAATAATGGAAACTGAAGAAAAAATAGTTTATTCGATTATTGAAACGGTTCAGAAAGGAAACCTAACTGATGATTCTAAAATAGATGAAAGAGTTATTCGTGCTTTCTTGCAAAAGTATAGAGCTGCTGCTATTGGAAAGTATTCTATGTCCGGGCAAATAATTAGTGATGAATGTTTTCAGTTCTTAGGTTCTCTTCCATTTGTTAAATTGAGTAATAGAAAGTTTGAAAGAAAGCTTCCAAAATTCATTCAGTTAAACAATCGCTCAGGTTTTTACTTTGAGATTTCTGGAGAAAGTATTCCGGTATTAAATTCAGAAGAATTCCATTTGTCAATGAAAAGCATAATGAATGGTAATCTTCCCAAAGCTAAAATGAGTGGCAACAATGCCCTTATTTACACTGGAGAATATAAAGTTGTTGATGGAAAGAAAAGACCAAAGAGTAATGTTATAATTGATGAACTTGAAGATCAGATTTATGAGAATGAAAATGAGTTCATAAATATTGATGTTTATGGTGTTTTGGATAATCCTGATGAAGCTGAGGATTATGATTGGACTAAGGATCCATATCCTTGTCCTTCGGATTTGGTTGAGGAAATAACTACCAAAATTCTAGCCAAAGAATACAATGTGATTTTAAATGTGCGACAAGATAAAGTAACTGATTCAAATGACGAAAGCAGCGCCAAGCCAACCCAAAACCAACAGAACTAAGTTTAAGGAAGTTTTTGGATTAAATTACTTCTACTCTATGTTCCCTAATAAATACCCTCCTAAAATGCTTGGAGAGAAGAAAGGTGTAACACCTAAAAAAGTCAGTATATCTCTTTACGGAAAAATATTAAAAGAATACTTTGATATTTACTTTAAAGAGATATATTTTTTAGATGGACCATCCTATTTCCTTTATACAGGTTCTTTGACTAAAGTAAAATATCGTCCAAGAGTTATTATGAATAAAGGAGTCAAAAAAGTAGTGAATGCTTCTATTGGTTTTATGTGGTACCAAAGGCCTTCTGAATTGTTTTTCCTTTGTTGTAAATTAAAGAAGCTTACTGGTTCTACTAATATTTTACCTAAGATAGAAAAAATATATAAAAACAATTTTGATGTTAATTTAATTGTTAATTTTGAAGATGCTATCGAAGAGCAAAGAATCCATAAAAATAACTTCATACCATGATATCAGGAATAGTACCTTTTGAAGAAATTGTTCAGTCTGTAAAAGATGAAACTGGTCTTGAGAATCTAAGGCCTTTTTACGAAAAGTTACGTAGACTTATGTTTCGCGGAGAGAGAGAAATAGGATATGGTGGTTCGGTTGAGTTAAAGAAAAAAACATATATTGTTGTCGGTTCTACAGGCGATTGCAACTTTGGAAAGTTTTTTAAATTCCCTGAAGATTTTATAGAATTGGAAGGTGTTGGAGTAAATTGCTGTATTGTTCCGGAGTTTAAATATACACCAACTGCTGAGGGGATTCGATTCAAAGAAAAGCAAACTAAAGATATCGTTGTTTTATATTGGGGAATAAGAACAGATGAGCAAGGTTATCCGATGGTAACCCGAAATCATGAAGAAGCTGTTGTTGCTTTTATTGTTTGGAAATTGTATTCTTCTAAGATTTTCTTAGGAATAGGAAATATGAATGCTAATAAAAACTATGAGCAAAGTTTTATCAATGCTCTGTTAGAAGCTCGCGGTGATGATGCTTTCCCAACGTTAGAACAGTGGAATGCTCTTGGACAGTTATCTTATACGGACAGAAGATTATTGATTGATCAAACAGTTCATTCTTATGATTATTGTGCGGAGTATGAAGATGTAGTTTGTGAAGGTTCTGCAATTGTAGATGCATCACTTGCTTACTGGCAATTAAATAGTTTAACGGATGATATCAATGATGTAATTCCATTGATCAATAATACTTACCTAGATGCCAAACAAAATGTTCCGTTGAGAATATTTGCTGATGGAGAGGATGTTGTTTATACTTTTATCGGTAGAATATGTTTCTGTATAAGAAATACTGAAGATATTAATTATATTTTGAGAGATACTTTTGAGAGTAATATCACTAATGCTTTTGATGTAAATTATGATGCTGCTACTAGAACGAAATTATATGTATCTAAAAACGTATATACCTATTCTACTTTAAATACTAAAATAGAAACACCGTAATCATGACAACTTTTGAGATAACAGAAAAACCAATTAGAACCTTAATGACCGTATCAGGCATTGAGGTTGTTGTTGGAACGCAATATGATATCGCTTTAGAGTCGGCAACGGTTCTTCATAATGCAACTCCGTTCCTAGGAGAACCATTTGATTCTTTCAAATATAAAGTAACAAAAGATGGTAAGGTTTCTGTAAATACCGGAACTGTTCGGGTTTCTTTTGCTACCAATAAAACAGGAGTTCCGCCGATATTAACAATTGTTCAAGATATTCATTTTACGGATTCTTTTTTCTTTAGTGATATTGTTGCTCCGGAAGCGCATTATGATAGAATTACAATAACGAATATTGAAGGCAGAGGTTCTTGGACTTTAAATGGTAATATTGTTTTTGTTGGCCAAACCATATTCTATTATGACCTTGTGAATAATTTGAAATTCATTGCTGATAATCCTGGCAACATGGATGATTATGCTGTATTCACTTGGGATACTGAAAGCATACTTGGAAATCATGGACAAACCAATACGATTACAGTGAATACTTCTTCTTTGAATGGTGCTGAATTGGTATTAGTTTCAGGACCAAGTTCGGAACAGGATCCAACAACTTTGGTAGAAACAACTAACTATTCATTTAAAATACAAAACAGTATTGTAGGTGCTTCATATCAAATAGGAATAGATACTACTCTTTATCCAACAATAGGAATTAATCCTTTGGATATTGTTGGTATAACCGAAAGAGATTATCCGGAAGGAATAATTAATACTTCTGGTCTTTTTGTAATTGACTTTTTTCTTGATGATAATGGAGAAACTGTTTATTATGTTCGAATAGTAAAAGATACAGATACGGTTGTTGAAAATAGTATTACGATTACGCTTAATGATGTTGATGGGGATCCATTAAATGTCAATCCATTATTGAATCAACTTATATTAATAATTCCAATAACACCAACGCCATGAGTAGAGTAATAAATATTACCAAAGTAGGGAAAGCAACAATGATTGAAGTTGTTGATGGTACAGGAACTCCAGAATTTTATATGATAAATCAATTGACAAATGTTTTATTAAGAGGTAATGTTCTTCATGTGAAAATACATGGTGAGCCTACTCTTTTTATTTTGTATTCTGAAATATCTGATAAACTGGGCTCTACAGACCTTAAAGATTATTTAAACAAAGCAGCAGCATTATTCTTATTTAATCAATAACAAAAACTGATATGTCTAGCAGCAATCCTAATAAAACTGATATACAAACCGGCTTATCTGTTCCGGCACAAATACCATTAGATTACATAAAGTATAGTCCTTCGGAAAGTATTTTGTCTAGTTTAGGGCTTAATGACAATCTAGCTTTTACATATTATGACAAACTTATTGTTCATTGTAGAGAAGAAGATACTAAATGGGAATGGAGAGTAGGAACTGTTGCAGAGGTAGGTCTTGTTGCTCAGAATTTTACTTATCCTCTTCGATGGATTGTTGATGATGTTAATTACTCTGGTAAAGAATATAATTTTTACAAGCTTACTGAAGCTAAGGATTTATTTAGTACTATCAATGAAATAACAGAAGCTACTGGAGCTTATGTTACGGGTAACGATATTGTTTTTAATCCGGAATGGAAATGGATAATAGCAAATATACCTTATAGCAATCCTGTTGAAGAAACTATAACTATTCCTTTGTCATCAACCGATTACTCAAGACTTGTTTATTTTGTTCCTAATGTAAGCAATAGTTTTGATATGATATCTGGCGAAGAATCTTTAGGAGAACCATTTGCTCCTGTTCTTCCTAATGGTGGAATTTATGCTACTTGGGTAAAAGTAACAGATACCGGTATTAGTGAACCTATTATGCCTATAATTGGTGACAATTATATAACTAAAACTTCAAAAGGTGGAATTATTTTTGATTTTCCTGTTAGTTATGGACATGTTCCTTTTGTTGATATTCCTACCGAAAAATCTTTAATCCAAATAGCTGGAGGGGCAACAAGTTTAGGAGGGGTAAATATTATTGACGAAGGTTTGGATGAAATGTATGAATGGAAAGATTTTTATGTTTTCAACTATACTGGTGCTCCTTTTACAATATATGATTATAGTTCTCCTTTTTCTGGTGGAGCGTATAAATTTGCTTTTACTGAAGGGAAAGATCTTGTTATGAAGTATAAAGAAATAGCTCATTTCAAAGCAAGACAAACGGCTTGGAATAGTTATTTTTTATGTTTCGTTGGTATTCTAAGAAATACTATTTCAGATATAGAAGGTCTAGAGGAAGAATTGGATAAGATACCAAAAACATATGCTAAAAATGTTTTTTTCAATTTCACAAATCCAAACTCTCTTTCAGCAACAATATTTGATTTAAATAATCCTCCTACTGTAAATGATGATTCATTAAGATTAGATAGTCAAAATTTATATATAGGTAATAATAATTCAACTTGGGTTTATAATTCTTCTACTAGTCTTTATGAACCTGAAGTAATTACTTCTGAAATATCAAATTTTCTTTTGGCTGGACCGGAAGTAGATGCGGGAAATAATAAAACAAACCATATTTTTAGATATGGCGGAATCTCTATTGGTACCAATATATTTAATTTGTCTAAGTTTTTAATACGTAGTCTTGGTTCTGTATTAGGAATAATGGTTGATAGTGATGGCACAACTGCATCACCAAAAAGCAGAAGATTGTCTTGGTTCGCTTCCAATAGTGTTGAAGTTGCTTATATTGATACGCCTGACGAAAGAACCAATACCAATGCTGTTTCAATGAATTTTGCAACTAGAAATTCTGACGGTACTATTTCTATAAAAGTAAAAGTAAATAAAGACGGAAGTCTTAATGTTCCTAATCTTGCTGGAACTGGCAGTAGAGTTGTTGTAGCCGATTCATCAGGTAATTTATCAACTAGCGATCCTCTTTCAAAAACAGAGATTGCTTATGCGTGTAGCGATGAGTTTTCTCCTTTAATGGTAGGTGATGTAATAACATTTAGAGTTCCATTTGCTATGACTTTATCTGAGGTAAGAACAAGTCTTAATACAGCTCCAACAGTATCTAGTTTAATTGTTAATGTAAAAGAAAATGGTGTGTCAATATTTAGTACATTGCTAAGCATTGATGCTACAGAGAAAACAAGTGTTACGGCAGCGGTTCCGGCTGTAATCTCTGATGTTAATTTAGCAAATGATTCAGAGATTATAGTAAGTGTAACTCAAATAGGTAGTGGAGTTGCTGGAGCAGGTTTGAAAATATTATTCATAGGAAAAAAAGTTTAACTAATTAATAAAAAACAAATATGGTACCATCAGTTTTAGTTCGTAAAAGCACAAAAGAAATTATTAAACACGATTTATATCCTCGCGAAGATATGCTTCCGGTTGAGGGAATTGATCCCGATTATGAATGGTTGGTAAAAAACATTCCTTATCCTGAACCAGATTATGATTCTAGAATTTTTCTTCTTCAAACTAATCTTCCTGACTTGGAGCATTTGCTAGAATTTGGACAACATCCATCTTATCCAGGATTAAGAGAGTATAGAATCACCTACAATCCAATCAAACGACCTAATGCGGAGATTGTAATGGCAATTGAAAATGCTGAAAAAGATGCAAATGCTTCTATTTGGAGTGAATCCGTACATAAAGACGAAACGTTGTTTATGATTAATAGTGTTCGTAAAGAAGCTTCAAATATTGCTTTAACAGATGAAGAGCAAGCGCATTTAAATAAATTATCATCTATCAATGTAAAGCTTGCTAAAAATCTTGACACAAGAAACATAAAAGTCCTTCAAGTTACAAATGGTCAAGAACCTAATATTGATGAAGGATGGGAGAGAAATTAATTAATCCGATCTATAATGTTTACAAAAAATATAGACAAATGAATCTAGTAAACCCATATCTGTTTAAAGCTACTTGGAATCTTATTAATTTAGTTGTTAAAGCTGGTCTTGAAATTACAGCTGGTACAGAATCACAAAGGAAATCAGGTATTTTTTTTAAACCTGACGGCACTAGAGTTTACACTTGTGCGGACAACAATGAGCTATCACAAGGAGATTTAAGCATACCTTGGGATATATCAACCCGTACACTTAATTATATAAACAAAAGTCAAACAGGAAGTCAGCAAGGATTAACTTTAAAAAATGACGGTACAAAATTATATCTAGTAAATATTACATCGAATTTAATACAAGCTTTTAATTTAACTACTGCATGGGATGTTTCTGTTAAAACAACAGCGGAAACAACTAGTATTCCTGCAAATGGTAGAGGAATAGAGTTTAATAGTAATGGAACATTGCTATTCATTATGACCGCCACCACTATGTACAGTTACTCTCTAAGTACGGCATGGGACGTTTCTACGAAAACATTAATAACATCTAAAGATTTATCCGCAGACAGTACAACTTTTCAAGATATTAGGATTTCACCTGACGGTATTAATTTTTATTTACCCAGTGCTATACAAGTAATAAAACAGTACAAAGCCTCCACTCCTTGGGATGTGTCAACACTAACTCTTTTTAGAACAGAAAACAGATCACAGTTTGGTGCAATTTTAGGGTTGTGGTTTAGAAATGATGGTAAAAAACTATATACTGTGGCAAATTCACCTCTTGTCAGGTTTGTAGAATGGAATTGGAAATAACTGTTTAATTAAATATTAAAAAATAATACCTAACTTTAAACCAATTAATAATCAGAAAAATAATAGTATCTAATGACGTTATTTATGTACACTTGCTTTACGACATATTTTAAACCAATTCATCTTTATATAAAAAAGGTGAATATACTTGTGTCGGCCAATGATTTTGATTTGTATTTTAAAACAGTTAGTCTAGCTACTATTCATCAGTGTTTGTCTACTTTTTATGAACGAGAGTATTTTGGAGTATCTAATTTTATTCTATTGATTGTTATAGGAACTGTTCTCATTGATGCTGTATTTGGAGTCCAGAGGTCGATTAAAAAATCACATACTTATTACAGAAAAGCAAAGCGATTAGAATCAGATGATCCAAATAGAGCAAGGTTTATTCGGCTATACAGAGGATATCAATTTAATTCAAAGAAACTATTATTTACCTTCTTCAAATGCTTAACGCTTATCTTCTATTTATTCTGCGCCAATCACATAATGGAGTATCAAAAAGACGATAGTTCTATTGCTGTTCTTATGGGCTTTGCATCAGGAGTAGTTGTTAAAGCGCCAATAGCTTTTTTCTGGTATTATGATTTTAAATCCATTGGTAGAAATATAGAATATGTTTATGGTAAAAAACCACCCATCTTTCCCATAGTAGAAAGTATGTTTGAACCAAGACTAGCTGCTTTTTTAAAGAAAGAGAAAGATGATGGATTTGATGAAGAAGTAGAAGAAAAAGAACAAGAACCAATAAAATAATAATTATGACAGTATTTGCTAGTGCGGGGCATAACCCAAAAGGAATTAAACCAGATCCAGGAGCAATTGGAAATGGATATCATGAAGCAGACCTAACAGTAGAGTTTCGTGATTTGGTAATAACAGACCTTCTTAGAAGAGGTGTTAAAGTAATTCAGGATAAAGATGACGAGCGTCTTGGAACGTATCTGGAACGTATTAAAACTGGTAGTGGTTCGGTAGTAATAGAATATCATTTTGATGCTGCGGATTCACCAACAGCAACCGGAACAACTTCATTAGTTGGGGATGATGCTGACAGATTAGACAAAGCTTTTGGTAAAGAGTTGGCTGATACAACCTCTTCAATTCTTGGTATCAAGAATCGTGGTGTTAAAGCCGAATCAGAAAGCCATAGAGGGCGTTTAGGATTGATGAGAGAATTAGGTATTGTTGCACTACAAGAACTTTGTTTTATCTCCAATGCAAACGATTTGAAACTCTATCATTCCAATAAGCATAAATTGGCTATAGCACATGCAGAGATTATTCAACGTTACGAAAACATGATTTAATATGGAACAGTTTAATATATACAAAATTGATTGGAGTAGAATTGTGCCATATATTATAATCTTTCTTCTTTCCTTGTTGCTTATTGGAAGTTGTAATGGTAGAAAAGAATTAGAGCTCACTAATAAATTACTCAAGAAAGAAGTTGTTGATGGAGAGCATCGGGTTTCTTCTTTACTGAATAAGAACGAGAATTTATTGGTAAAATTAGATTCTTTGAATAAGATAAAGCAAAAGGTAAAGGTTAAAATAGTAGAAGTTGAAAATAAGACTCATAGAGAGGTTGAAAAAGTAATAGGACTAAATACTAAGCAAATAGCAAAATTCTATCAAGAGCGCTACAAATTACCTATTACAATCACTCAATACGGAACTACGCTATCTGATGATGTTGCAAAAAAGAATATTATAGAGATTGTACAATACGATGGTTGTGTTTCTGAAAACTCATTATTAAAAGACGAGCTCCATATAGAAGAGCAGAAAGGAGTTGTAAAAGATACCATTATAAGCAATTTTGGAAAAGTAGTTTCTGAATACGATAGCATAAGTAATAAGCAGAAGGATATTATAAAGAATACAGAAAAGGCAGTCAGGAAAGAAAAGACAAAGAAAACAGTTTGGCAAGGTGTGGCTGCAGCAGCCATTATAGCAACTGGATTTCTAATAGTTAAATAATCAAAAAATATTGTAGATTTGTAGTAAACAATTTCTATATGACTTGGCCACAACTAAAAGAAGCTTTATTGAATTTAACATTGTCTGACCAACCTGTAAAAGTGGCAAGGCATGATACGATAATTGATGAAGCACTATTTTTGAAAAGCCATATAGCGGTAGTGGATAGATATCCCAAAGTAGATCCACCTACACACGCTAACAACCGAGCAAGACTTTTAATAGCTAAACCTCACTTTGACAGATTAATGGCTTACTATCTTATTAAAACACAATTATAACACACTTTTAAACGGTGTGTTTTTTTTGTTTAAATTTGTTGAAAATATATAGCTATGGCCGCCGAAGATGATTCTAAAAAAATACCTAATTTAAATGATGCTCAAATTCATCAATTTTCTAAGGGATGGAGTGTTGACTTAGATAATCATGCTGAAAATCCTAAAGGATATGCTGATGCTTGGAATGGTAGACTTTATAGCGAGGATGGAACATTAGCTTTCGTTTCGGTAAATGGTTCTAAGATGGTTTACAATAATGACCAGATATTAAAATACAACGGTTATTATGCTTTTCAGGATGAACTTATTGTTTTTGGTAAAAGTACTTTTCCAATTGAAGTTGGAGAAACAGAAGAACAAACAGTTATACAAGTTGTTGTTGATAATTTTAATATTGTTTCCAATGTAAATACTGTAACCGGAATTCCTTTCTCTACTCATTTTGTAGAAAGTGAAACTACTATTACTGTTCCTGTTGAGCCAATTGATGAGGATGATTTTAGTCAAAATATGACTGAGGATGATGGACCAACAGTAATTGATGTTACTTATGGTGGATTATTTAAAACACTTACCTATATGCCTTCCAATCCTATTGTTTGCGAGATTGAAGGAATTACTCCACCTATAAACAATCAAGACGATGTAACTGATTTTATTATGTCTTTCAAGTATAATTCATCTGGAATACTTCTTGGAAGAAAATTATGGGTTGGTTATTTGAATATTCCTATGGATGCTGTAATTTGTACAGAAGGAGTTGATGAAAACGCAAGTTACAAAAGAGTTTATTTTACCGACTACTACAATTACTCAAGAGTTGTAAATGTTAAGGATCCAAAACTTTCAACAAGAAAAGCTAATGATTTTAATATTTCTCCAACTGGTACTTTATTGAATCCAAGAGTAAAATCAGTTCAAGAAAATGGAAGTTTAAAAGCAATGACTGTTTTTTATGTAATGAGATTGATTACTGAAAATGGTCAGATAACAGACTTCTCTGCTTTATCAAGAGGTTTAAAAATAACTGAAGGAAGTGGTAATGAACTCAAGGGTGGAGATATTAGTGAGTCCACTAATAAATCTGTAATTATTGAATGTTATATTCCGGATTATAAAAACTTTAAAGAAGTACAATTAGTTGCTATTGAGTATGAAGCAAAGGATGTTCCTAGCGCTATTCGTGTTATTGGAAAGAAAAAGATTGATGCTATAGTTTCTTTTGAACATGTTGGTTCTGAACCTGAGTTTAAAGAAAATGTTACTTTAGCTGATATCTATGCCAATTCTATTACATGGAAATATAATTCTGATTTTACAACAAAAAACAATAAACTTATTGCGTCTTCTTTACGTAATGATCCTTCATTTATTAATTCCAAAAATGTTGCTTTGGATTTTGCTTTGGCTGGTTTTTCTCATTTAGGAGAAACGCATGACTGTTTGCTTAATCCGGATCCTGTTAAATACAATTTAATCAATAATAATTTTACACAATCATTCTTTTATGTTCAAAGAAGATTGTATCGTAAAATAGAGGTTTTTGGTAATTTTAGCATGAAGTTATTCAATAGTCTTACTTCTGAATCCTATGAACTTTCTATTTCTGATATCTCTTATAAATACGTTAATCGTATTGAGGAAATTGCTGCATTTTTGTTAGTATGTCAAGAAGATGTTGATTTTAATACAAAATTTCCAAATCTTAAAATAAGACTTTCCAGTTCTAAAATATTGTTTGAGCCAATTGATGAATTGGTAATTACAGATTTCTACAATTACATTTTGACCTTTTCAACCAATCAAGTTATTATTGATTTAGAAAATGATACTGAGAAAAGAAGTTTTCCTTGGCCGACAACTGATGCGGCAAAAAACGCTTCTTTAGTTTACGGTGGTGTATCTAATGGATGGTATAATGGTAATGGTGTGAAAGTTACTATGCATAGTGTTAAAGAGAATGTTCTTTCAAAAAATACAGATTGGATGGTAAGTGGTTCAAAACCTTTACAAATCAAAGAACCTTCTCTTCGTAAGTGTGTAATGAAAGGGGAGATATATCGATTAGGAATTCAGTGTTATAAGAATGGAAATAGATTGTTTACTATCATTCTTGGAGATTTGAAAATACCTGATATCGGTCAAGTAAAAAGGGAACTTGATGAAACAGGTAATATTATTTTAAATTCTGATATCTATAAAAATTGGAGTGTTGTAGGTAATGAAATGTATGCTGAAAAGATAGAACTTCAATTTGATGTTCGTATTAATTGTGAGTTCTCCAAAGAAATAGATTCTTATCAAATCGTATATGTTGAGCGTAATGAAAACAATAGAACGATTTTAGCGCAAGGTATTTCTGGTCCATTAGAAAGAATAGTTAATTTTGGAAATTTGGGTGGTCCTGATGAAAACTTAGGTTTTGAACCTGAAATGGTAGACAAATGGGCGTTGCCTAGTAATGGAGGTCCAGTTTATGACCATAGAGGTATATTAAATTTTGATACCGATCCTAATATGAATAATGCAAGTAATAATTCTGGACTTGTAATTACTAATAGAAAATCTTTTTACTTTGATAGTCCTGATTTTGTTCACAATAAAATATCTTCAAAGTTAGCTAGTTCATGTCAGTTAGAATACATTGAATCAATATCTACCGATCATGATAGATATAATATTCTTGGTGGTTATAACGAAGCAACATGTGGATATGATCGTGACAATCCAGGTTGTATGGCTTATTATTCTGATGGTGGCTCTAATTTTAATGGGCCTGTTCCTTTTGGCGGTCCAAAATTTTCTCAAAAAATACCATCTAACTTATTGGCTGGAGATTCCAAAACAAGACCTTTTTATGTAAATGTTAGTGTTTTTTCAAATCTTTTAAGAAGAAGATCTTATACTAGTTTCCAAAATACACCAAGTTCTGGTAATGTTTATGAAATTGATAAAGCTTCTGAAATAGGAGAAGGACAAATATTGTCTGGATATAAATTCAATGATACTTTTGATTATGCAAATCATGCGTTTACTTTAGGTTGTCCAGGATGGTTTTATTGTGGTTCTGCAAGAAGTGGAAATAATAGAGAGCAAACAATTTTTAGAGTAAATAATATTGCTGGTGGAAGAAAAAGTGTTTTTATAAAAACAAAGTTCAATTTCTTCAACGAAACTAATATTTCTCAAAGGCAATATCTTATAAAAAGTAGAGTTAATTTTGGTGATTGGGGATATAGAAATGAAGATTCTTTATATGGCCGTGATTCCTATATTGTTTCTAATCTAAAAAGAAATATCCAAGATTCTATTTATGGTGGTCGAACAGAATTTGCTTATGCTTCAAATGAATACATTCCTTTGAGTGATGTTATTCCAGTTACTAAAGAATTAGTTGTTTCTCAAATATTTTATGTTGAAGGAGATAGTTATTGCAGTCTTTATCTAAGAAACAAAAGTTCTTATAGAGGTTCTCAAACTCCTGTTTCAATTGGTATGCATTGGGATAACTTTCCTGGTCATGGTGGTAATGAAGATGAAAGAAGATATCAATACAATAAATACAACGCTTGGTGTTATAGTGTTGTATTAGAAAGTACTATCGAGCCAAGATTAGCCAATTCAGAAGAATTCTATTTATTCAGTAGTAGTATTGATTTTAAATATGAAGAACTTTATAATTCTGGATATCTTCAAGAAAATGATTTAAGAAAATCTATTCCTGTTCCTTATGATTTTAAAGATGAGCCTATTCTAAATAATGTGATTGCTGTGTCCAATACTAAGTTGAATGGAGATAGTATTGATGCTTGGTCTAAGTTTTCTACAAATGAGTTTTATGAATTGGATAAGAACAAAGGTTCTGTTTTAAACATCATAAAATACAAAGATGAAATCTATGCTGTTCAAGGATTGCAAACTTCTAAAATACTTATAGATGAAAGATCGTTTATAACTCCAGATAAGGGTGGTTCGGCTATTCAGATTGCTCAAGGCGATGGAAAATCAATAAGTGGACATGAAGTACTTAGCGATTACGGAACGTCTTTTAGAAGGGCTATAATTGAAAGTCCTTTTGGATTTGTGTTTTATGATGATTTGAAAAAAGAAATCGTTAAAATAGTAAAACCTTTATTGGTTGATAATTTTTTGGCTTTAGAAATATTGAGAATGTTTAAAGACAATGATGTTGTTTCTGCTGAAGGATATTATGATGATGAATTTAAAGAAACCAATATACGTTTTAGAACCAAAAATGATATTAACTTTGTTGTTTCATACAATGAGTTGTTGGAAGTTTTTAATGGTAAAATAGAATACAATAATGATTTGTATTTTATGTTTCAAAACAAAGTAATTGCTCCTTATGAATCCTCTCAGAAACTAGGAGAATTGAATAGTGGTAATGAATTGGAGTTATTTGAATCTCAGAAAAACTTAAAATTAAAAGTTATTTCAGCTCCAGATTTTTTTGAAACAAAAATCAATAAAGGTCTTGGAGTTATTTTAAGTACAAATTATCCTTTATTAAAGACTACTTTCATAACTTCGTTAGGGCAAACAAGAGTTGTTCCCGGAACGCACCACTGGTATAAAATCAGAGAAGGACTTCATACCTTCCCTGCTAAGAATCCAGATGATTATGATGATTTAAGAGGGGAATGGTGTTCTTTTGAATTAGAGATAAATTCAGTATCAAATACTAAAATTAAACTGTTTTCCATTATAAACTATTTTAGACAATCTTATAAATAAAAACGACTATGATACAATCTAATTATGCAGTCGGAGACGACGATGGAACTGAATCTGCTGAAGATTTAAAAAAGAAACTTTTACTTAAAAAACCTGTTCTTCCAACTGATCCAGATGTATCAGACATTGACACAGAACTTGGTGGTAATAAGATTGCTTTGACTAAAAATCAAGTTGATAATTCTAATGATTATCAAGCCAATAAAAGCTCTAATGTTGTAGGTTCTACTTATGCTGATGATACAAAGACTAATGCATTAAAAGATGCTTCTTCTACAGGTCAATCATTAGCTTCTGGTAATGCTGTTGGTGCTGGTGTAATGGCGGGTGCTTCGGGTGCTTTGGATATGGCAATAACTGCTAAAGCAAATGAAGGACTTTTAACCGGAAAGGAACGAAAAGCCAATACAATGCAAATGGCTGCTAAAGGTGCTTCAACTGGTGCTGCTATTGGTAGTGTTATTCCGGGTGTTGGTACTCTTATTGGTGGTGCTGCTGGTGCTGTTATTGGTGGAGCAACTGGTTATCTTAGCCATATGGGTGATGAAAAGAAATTGAGAAAGAAAAATAAGGAAGCAGAAGCTATTGCTTATCAAAAACAAGTTACTGATAGGGAAGAAGCTCAGAAACTTTATGATGCTGGAGAACAAGTTCAGGCTAAGAAAAATATCCTAAAATCTCAAATGGGAATATTGGGTTCCAATTATAACTCTAAAAACGTATAGTCATGCCAAATACAAATGCGGAATACTTACGACTAAAAGGATTGCTTGAAAGTAATCCTCAATACAAGGTAATGCTTGATGCTATTTCCAAAGCAGAAGGTACTTGGGGTGCTGATGCCTATTCTACAAAGTTTGGTGGAAAGAAGAAGGATTGGAGAAAAGGAAAAGATAGAGCTTCTGACGGAACTTCTAATGCTCATGGAAAGTATCAGTTTATGAATGAAACTTGGGATACTCTTTCTAGTAACCTTGGCTTTACAGGATTCTCACCTGAAGAACAAGATATCGCTGCATTGTCATTATTAGAGAAACAAGGTTCTTTGGCTCATATTGATAATGGAGATTTAGATAAAGCAATTTATTCTGCTGCTCCTGTATGGGCTGCTCTTCCAAAAGATGCTAGTGGAGTAAGTGCTTTGAAAGGTAAAAACAATAAACCTCAAAAAGCAAAGCCATTATCTACAGTTATGAATTACATGAATTCTAACGAAGCTGCCAGAGCGAAAATAAATAAAGGCTATGCTGAATTGAATGAAAAAAACTTGTCTAAAAATCCTGAAGATATTAAGAAATACAAAGAAGATTATCTTAAACAATTGCGAGCTATAAATGCTCAAGATTCTAAAGTTGTTTCAGATGAAGAAAAAGAAAAGCAAAAGAATCAGGTAAAAAGCAAATTTTATAGAGAAGGGAAGTTGTTGGCCATTAATGAAAATATTCGCCAAACCAATAAAACCTATTTAGATCATGAGAATAAAATCAAAAATATTCAAGAACGTGTTGCTGAATTCAATGATCGTCCTTCTATTGTTGATGATGCAACAGGTAAACTTGTTAAAAGAAATCCTAAGACTGGAAAAGTAATAGGGGATAAGGAAATTATCGCTTTATACAAAGAACTTGGATTAACTCCAAAAGCTAATAAGATAGATGATAAAACAAGTTTTTCTCATGGCTCTACTACTTCTTTTGATTTAGAAGATTTGAAAAGTCAAATTGGAAAAAGAGTAAATAAATTAACCCCACCAATGCCTATTGAAAGAGGTATTCTTAAATATGGTAAAACCAAAAACGAGTATGATGATGAGGTTTCTAAGAACATTCCTGTTGATACTGGTATTGCTTCTGATATAGAAAATGGTACTGCTACGGGTGGAGAAACAGCGGAAGAAAAAGCAGCACGATTAAAAGTTGAAGCTGCTGAAAAGGAAAGAGGTGCTAGAATGTTGGCAGAAAAGAATAAGCCTACTGATAATCTTGATAAGTTTACTGATCCTGGTTTATTTACGGATGCTCAGTTTGAATATAAGCCGGGTAAGATGGATATTCCTTTTGATGCTCTTATTGGCGCAACAACTGGTCTTATGGGTATGGCTGCTGCCAATGCTGTTGAGATTAAATATCGTGATGAAAAAGTATCTGAAGGAATGCTTCTTTATGCACAAGATTTAGCTAAGATTAAAAATATGGGATTGGATCCAGCTATTGAGGGTGGATTAAAAATGAAGCTTGCTGATGCTTACCAAACAGGACTTGAAAATATTGTTCGTGCTTCTGGTGGTAATAGAAATCTTGTGTTAGGTAATCAAGGGCAATTGGATAAAGCACGAATGGAAGGTATTGTTGCAATAACCGCTATGGATATTGATCGTAGTGATAAAGCAATGGCTACCTTTGGAGAAGTTCAGAAATACATAAATGATTTTGATTCTAGAAGGGATATTGCCAACAATGAAAGAAAGTATTCAGAGGACCAAATGAATAGAGCTGCTGCTTCTAATTTGGCTCAACAAGGAATGAGCAATCTTATCGCTGGTATTGAAAATGCTAAAGAGAATGCTCCGGGTTCTATGAATGATATGCGTAGACAATTGTTTCAATTTCATGCTACGGGATTATTACCAAATGCAGAGCCTGGCGCTCCGGGAAGTTTGGAGTTCAAAGAAGCTGCTAAGATTAAGAGTCAAGCGAAGAAAACTACACAAGAATCAATGGGTAGTTGGATTAAGACAATGAACATGGAAGAACGTAATGTTCTTAGTGATATTCTCTCAAAAAATCCTAACTTGGACCCGATGGAAAATGAGAATGCTTCTGTTGATGATTTGAAAAATCATTATGATGAAGTAACTGGTAGTAAGGTAGCAAAACAAGTGTTTACAGAAGAAAAAGGAATTAGTGAATTGACTACTGCCAAAACACAAGAAGTTTCAGATGAGGTAACGGGTAAAGCTGATAAACAACCTATTGTTACTGAAAAGAAATATGTAGAGCCAGGGCAATCTCGTATTGAACTTACTACTCTTGCTCCTGGGCAATCTGCTCCTGATAAACCAAAAGTAGGTGGAGCGATAGTAACTAATTCTCCCGTTCCAGAAAAGACTTTAGTTAGTCAATTGGTTGCTGGTGCTAATGGAGAACCTACAGGAGTGAATACTCTTGACTATGGTTTAGGTAATGGTAGAGGGGAAAGTTTAGAGCAAAAGGCTTTGGAGTATTTAGACAGGTCAAAGAAGCAAGATGAAACTATTGACAGAATAACCAATAATGCTTTAAGAGAAGCTGGAACGCTTGGAACATTGATACATTAAAAAAGGAAGATATGAAATTAGGTAGTATAGCTGGACTTACAGGGCTTAGCAAGAGTGTTGATTATGTTGCTCAGAATCAGCGGGAATTTGCTCAAATGGAAAATGTTGAGAAAGGAATCCAGGCTGATAAGCAAGCCAGTATGGTTGCTCAGGAACTTGAATCTAAGCAGTATGAGGAAATATCTGCAAAAGCTGCTGAATTGCTTGAGCCTGATAGAATCAAGATTAAAAATAAATCCTTAGAACTTCAAAGAAATATACGCGATAAGATTGAAGAATACGGTTCTCGTAAAGCTTTCTTTGAAAATGGTGGTATTGCTTTATTATCACAATATAAATCGGATGTATTAAATTCTCCGGAAACTCTTTCTTATACCGATAACAAAAAGAACATGGAATCTATTATGAAAGTAATGGCTGATAATAAAGGTCATTTACTTTCAGATATGGATAAACAAAATCTTGACAATTATAATGCTGGTATTGGTGATGGTAAAATTACTTATGGCGGTATGAAGTCGGAAGTTACTATTCCTGAGAAATATTATAACTATGGTCAAGAAGTTCCTGCTCCTGTTATTTTAGCAAGTAACCGTATGCAGATTTACAATAACTGGTTAATGGATAATCCTAAAATGAATGGATTGACAGGACCTCAGTTAGAAGATGAGTTGTTGAATTATACTATCCAAAACCATTATGGTCAAGGAACTAATATGATGAAATACCAACATGACTTATCTCAACAGGAATATGATAAGCAAGCTAAAGCGGTGAAAGCTGCTGGAACAAAAGAAGAAGATGAAATTCCTATTTCTTATGTTGCTGCTAGTAATGAAGTATTGAACCAAGTACAATCTTCTTCTGATCCAGCTACTATTTCTAAATTAATGGAACCTGTAAACTTTATTCAAAAAACTGCTATTAATAACCGAGAATTATCAGGTGTTATGGGTAACATAAATCCTTATGTTGCTGCTGATACCAATTACAATGATGATAATTTATTAGGTGGATTGTGGGGTGCTGTAAAAAGAACTACAGGCATGAATGAGAAATACACTCCAGCAAGTGCTATTCATGTGAAAGTTGGTAATCTTAAAGGTGTTGTTGAAAATCTTTATCCGGGAAGTACTTCTGCTAATGATATTGCTATTCCTTTAACCAATGGTATGATATATTCTCCTAATGGAAATCTATTACCTTCTGATGTAGCACAATCAATGGTTAAAGCTGGCGCTGATAAAGGTGGTCAGTTTGGTGGTTTGATAACTGCTTATGTGGATGATAAAAATAATATGGTTACTCAGGTTCGTGATAGTAATGGTAAGTCTTTGGGTAAAACAGATAAAAATGGTAAGTATCAATTGACTCAAGAAGAACGCGACCACATGGCTGGTTATTCAGGAAACTTAAGACACGAAATGTTTGCTGTTATTACAACTGCTGATGGTCATAAATACTACCAACGATTAGATGCTAATGATATCAAAGGAGAGAGTGATTTGGCTTTAGCTATTGGCGATTATGATAATGTTACTACTGCTGTTAAGCGACGTCAAAAAAGTTCTGAATTGAAAGCACATAATGAAATAAGCAAACAATATAATGCTAAAGTAACAAAACAATATGCTGCTATTGCTTCTGGTCCTAATGGCGTATTCTCTACTCCTGAGTTTAAGGCAGATGCTAAAAGTACAAGAGTAGGTGATGGTTCTGATAGATACAAAGCTGTGAAATCTTATTACATGGCTCTTTCTTATTTAACGGAAGGTAACGGAAGAAACAAAGGAACCTTTAATCCTAATTTAATGTTGTCTGATGGTTATTATAAAAAGGGAAATCCTAATAACTTTACCAACGCTGTAAATTATCATCCAGAAATCAAAAAAGCTTTGATTAGTAAGAGCAAATATTCTGATACTGATTTTATTAAATTAATGGGCGACATTACAGCTGGAGATAATCCAGAAGATATTGCAGCTAACCAAGAGGTAACGGCAACTTGGCTTAAATTCTACAACCTTTTAAATTCAAAATAAAATGGCTAAATTATTCAAAGGAAATAACAGTATAGATCCAAGCGAAACTAATATACCAACACCTGAGCAAAACCAAGCTCAGTTTCTTGATATGCAAGAAACAAGTCAACAACAAATTGATTTGCAAACGCAAGATATGTTGGCTCAAAAACAACAAGAACAAAGTCCTAATATTGATGTTGCTACACAAGACTCTGGACAAGCCACAATTGAACAAGAGTTCGGTGGAATAGATACAGTCAATACCAATCAAGCTGGTTCTATCGAAGCGCCAAATCCTACTCAGAATGATATCCATAGAAACTGGGCTTCCCAATTTCAAGAATCATTTATGAAAGGTGTTGGAGAAACTGTTATTGGTAGTACGGGTGATGTTATCAATTTGGTTGGTGCTGCTGTTCCTGGTCTTACTCTTGCAGAAGGAAATCAATTGGGTAGAGCATTGAGAGAGTATGGCGATGATATCGGTAATGAGCATACTACTTATTTAAAAAAGAAATTAGAAGGGCAAGAACTTACTTGGGGTTCATTATTGGATCCTGATTTTTGGAGTACCAATGTAGCGGAAATGATTCCAATGGCTATTGAATTTATGGTTACTGGTGCTGGTGCTGGTAGTGCTGCCAAAAAAGGAATGGGATTATTTTTAGAATCCGAATTGATGGGTGCTGCTAGAGCATCAAGAGTTGGTGGACTATTGGGAGAATCTGTTCAAACAGTAAACAATACTGCTAAAGCAATGGCTACCGGTTTAAAAACTGCTGAGGATATTACGGGAACAGGAAAAGGATTAGCCAAGTATCTTACTCGTGATGTGAATGGTGTTTTAAAAATGTCAGAGTTCAGTAATGAGTTTGTTAATGCATCAGGTGCGGGTATGGCAAACAACTTACTTACGGGTGCTACCAATGCTATGGATTATAATAGAACCATGCAAGCCTTGAATGAGGAAGATAAAGCCAATGGTAAACCGCCAAGATATTCTGATGATGATATGTCGGGTGTAGCTGCTGCAAGTATGATGCAGAATATGTGGTATGCTCCAATTGATATGATTTCTTGGGGATTGTCTTATGGTAAAGCGGGAGAAAAAGCATATGCTGGAATCTCTAAGAAAATAGGATTAAAATCTATTGAGCAAGTTTCTAAAGATGCTGCCGTTACTTATTCAAAGGTAGCTGTTCCATTCTTGAAAGGATTGGCTAAAGCTGGTGCTCATGGTGTTTTGGAAGGAACGGAAGAAACCTTTCAAGAAACGTATGAGGATTGGGCGCAGTTAAAAGCTAATGAAAAAGTAACCGGTGAGAAAGCTCCTGATTATTGGGATTACTATTTCTCTAAAGCTAATAAAAATACAAAGGTTGCTTCATTTGCTATGGGTGCTCTTATGGGTGGTGCTATGAATATTAAATTCAACGAGTCTGCTCAGAAAGGTGTGGACTATATGAATCGTATGGAAACATTAAAAGCTTCTATTGATGCTTCTGATAAGGGTGGTCAGTCTGCTAGAACTTGGCATATCAGAAATACAATGGTTGATATGCTTCATGATAAAAAAACTGATCAGTTTGATGCTTTTATATCCGACCAACTTTCAAGAGGAAATATTTCTCCTGAAGAAGTTGCTGAATACCAACAAGAGTTTCATGATGTAAGTGCTGATTACAATGCTTCTGCTTCTTTGAATATTGCTGGTAAACATGCTTTGGCAAATAATACTATTCAAGCAAAATCTTTGGAGCGTTTTATTCAAGATGAAGAATCTGCTTATGATGAAAAAGTAACTGTTCTTAAAAAAGAGTTTGGCGAATCTGATGAATCCGTATTACACGAAGAAGAAAAGGTTCAATTGAAACAATTGAATGAGAACATGCTTGCTAATCCAAGTCCTGAAATACAAGCCAATATAACTGCTTTGAAACAAAGTATGGCTGACAGAAGTAATTCTGCTGTTCAACAAAAGTTTGCTAAGTTAAAAGCAGAGCATGAGCAACAAATAGAAATGCTTTCTTTGAACTTGGCACAAGCACAAGCAAACCGATTGAATCTTATCTCTGGTAAAACTGCTAGTCCATTGAATATTAAATTTTGGACAAATCAGAACGGAAATGAGATAGCTTATATCACTGATGAGTCTGGTAATAAGACTGCAAAAATTAGTGGTCAAAGAGAACTTATTGTAGATCCATCTAAAATGTCAGAGGACCAATTAACAATGGCTCAATCTCAAGGCGATGTTCTTGCCGGACTTAGTGATGCTCAGTATGACCAATTTGTTAAAATGAGTGATGATGAGATTTATGAAGCTGCCAAAGAGAATCATTTGAATATGCTTAAAAACATGGGTAAAGAAGGTAAGGCTTTATACGAAAAAGTATTAGCCAAAACAAAAACCTTTGGCGCTCAAATGAAAGCCAAAATGAATGCTGATGGAACTCCGGCTGTTGATGAGTATGGAAATCCAATCATGGAAGAAGATACTACTGCTTTGGATAAAAAGGTATCTGATAACCTTGAAAAAGTTCCTACTGCAAAAGAGGAAGGATTGAATGCTTTCGAACAAGAATATCAAGATGCTGGATTAGAAACTGCTATCGAAGCAGAAGCGAGAAGAACGGCTGCTGCCGAAGAAGAATTTAGAAAGCAAGAATTGGGTAATGTGCAATATGATGAACAAGGTAATCCCATAATTGATGAAGCTGCTACCGATGGAGAAACAGAACCTACCTATGCTCCTGTAAAAGATAAAGCAACTGGAAAGTATTCTCTTGTAGATACTCAAACGGGAGAACCTCATCCTAGTGGTAAAACTTATTCTACTTCTATTTCTGCTAAAAAGGATTTAGGTAATGCTTCCATTGTCGGTGATGCTTTTGGTTTAGCCGGTAAAGGATTGAAGCTTGGTGCTAAAGGTGTTGTTGGTGGGTTTAAATTAGGTGGTAAGCTTTTCAAAGGATTGGTTCGTAAAGGTGGCGAAGCTATAGAAGAAGGACAAGAGTTTGTTCAAGCTAAAATGAATGAAGCTGAAAAAAGAAAAACCATTCAGCAAAATATGGCACAAGACTCTATGCGTAGAACTATTATGGAGAATGCTTACCATACTGCTCCAGCTAGAAACAATGCCAATAATCCTGATGCTACGATTGCCAAACAACAATTGGATGCTTATTTAGATACAAAGATTGCTGCTTTTAAATATGGACCAAGAGTGGTTGATGAGCAACGTACTATTAATAGAATGCTTAAAGCAAAAGGTATTGATATCAATGTTGTTTCAGCAAGCAATCTATTTTCTTTGGTGGGAACTCCGGCTGTTGGTTATGCTTTAGCAAGTACCATTTATATTGATGAAAATACTTGGGAACAACCTGAGATATTCATGCATGAAATGGCTCACGTTAATTACCGATTAACAAAAGATAGTGCTGCTACAAAAGCTGTTGTTCAAGAAGCCAGGAGAGATCAAAAATTAGTTGATAAAATAGAAAAGCTTTACGAGGATAAAATAGTTTACTTATTGGAAGATGGTAAGACTACTACATTCTTGAAAGGACTTGTGGATTATTTTATTACTCCTGCTGATGGACAAACAGAACAAGAAGCTGTTGCAGCTTTTGAAGCAGAAGTAACTCAAGCTGGTGGGTTGGAAAACTTATTGAATTCTTTCGAAATTTTCAAAGCTCCGGATGAAGAACAATCAGTTATAAATGAGGAATTATTCACTCATTATCTTCAAGGGCCATTAGCAAAAAACTTCAATTACACACTTGATCCAATCAAAGAGAGAGGTCGCCAAAAGGTTTCGAAAGGATGGTGGAATTGGGTAAAAGGAGAAACGGTTACTTATGAACCTTATGCGGTTGATGTTGTTCAGAAATTGAATGATGGTATTCCTGTTCCTACAAGTGATTTGATGGAACATATCATGACCAACTTTGTAAAATCTTCTGCCGGTAATAAAGCTGCTTATGATGGTGGTGGTTTTGCTTCAAAGGTTGATATGAAAGACCAAGCAGAACAAGACAATCATCAAAGGATTACTGATGCCAAAATTGAACAACGTAGAAACTATGATCCGATTGCTACTAAGCAAGCCAATAGAAAAACTACTTATGATAGATTGGTTAAGAAAATCCAAGAGGATGTTGATGTTAAGATGAAAGACTTCTCCGAGCAAGAACGTCAGGATGAAATAGACTTCCAATTGAATGAATTAGAAAATGCAATGTTGGAAGAAGGTGCTTTTGATGATTATGAATCAGCTAAGCAAGTTACCTTTCGTGGTGCTACCCGTATTCTAAATAGTTTTACCAAAAGCCTTAACTATGTGAAACGTAAAAAATTTGCAGAGAGTGGTGCTTTGGCTTCTGATTTTAATGAAGAAAACTTAATCGATAGAGATTTATTAGTTTCTGAGTTCTACAACCTTGCTTTTGAAAACAAAGGAGATACCAATGGATTTATTTCGGCTATTGAAAATAGTCGTACTGAAGAAGTATGGCAGTTCAATCAGTACATGAATAAAATGCATCCAAATGAAAAGATGATGTATCTATCTTCTATGGCTTATGTTATGGGTAACCAACAAACCATAAGTGCTATCAAGTCTGTAGTAAACTCAGAAGGGAAGTGGGAAACTCAAAATGCTTTATCTGAAACAGAAAGAAACAAAACAGAAAGACACCTTTCCAAATTGGAAGAACAAGAGAAGTTACATTACAACGGTAAGTTTACGGAGTCAGGCGCTCAGAACCACCAATACTTTTTGGATGCTTACAACAATATTAAATCAGGTAATCAAACTAATGAGGATTACTTGGCTGTATTGAGATATCTTGCTCCAAGAGGTGTTCGCTTCTCTGCATTGGTAAATAACCAAACTATCAATATGCGTGGCCACAATGTAAACGTAAAAACTCTTATTGATAAAATGGTTCGTTCTAAAGCAATGGAGAATCCAAGAGATCCAAATAAGATTTATGTTTATGGTGCCAAACCATTTATCGAAGCTATTGTTGATAGCAATAGAAAATACACTTCGTATTCTGTTGTTCAGAATGCCGAGGGTAATATGGAACCAAGTAAGATTACAAACAATCACTTAATGTCTGAACTTAATGGAATGAATGAGTTTTTAGTAAAAGACACTAAAGGCAACTTCCCTACATTCAAATCATTCAAACAAAAGTATGCTCACTTATCTGATCCAGCGAACAGAACTCATGAAAATCCTGTTCTTAGAGGAATCTATGACAATGCTAAGAATGGTGTGCTTCGTCCAACTGCTACTCAGTATGTAGGTCTTAGCCATTTGCAACGCGGTAGCAATTCATTGTATAAAAACTCTACGGACTTTACTCAAACTATCGAGGACTTTATGATGTTCTCAGGAGTTGAGAATGCTGCTAGTTATATGCAAACATTAAGCGCTATGGCTGATAGTCCTAGAAAGTTCCTTATGTCTGTTTCTCGTATTAAATTCGATGAAGCATTTAAGGCTCGTCCTAACATGACTGATAAGATTGAATTGACTACCAAAGGGAATAGAATGCTTGAAAGTTCTTGGAGAATTTACGATAAATCAAATGAGAACTTGAATGAGTTTGAGAAATCAAAAACTATTAAATCTCAAGAAGAATATATCAATAAATTTAAGCAATCTGTTAATGATGAAATTCAAAGATGGAATGCTAATGCAAAAGATTTGATAGCAAATAAAACAGTTAAGCCGGATTACTTTGAGAATGGTAAATTATCATTGAAAGGTCAAAACAAGATTACGGAGTTTGTATTTAATCAATCTGTAAATGGTATGGCTTTGGCAGAAGTATTTAATCCGGGTATTCCATTTAATGATATCGTGAAACGTAACAAAGGAAATAGTTCTCCGGTAAATTCTTTTGGAAATGAGAATTTAAAAATGGAAGCTATTCCGATTGATGATAGTAAAGTAAAACGTGCTACCGACTCAGGAATGTATATGACTCGCTCACAAGCTCAAAAAATAGTTGATGCAGGCTTAGGTGTCTTTGACTTAAATAATGGATTAAAGCTATTGAATTATCACGTAGAGAGAGATAATCCAAACTTCCAAGGGAAGTCTGCTTACTTCAAAGGGTACACTACCATCATTGATGAAGATACTTTGGTAACGGAACCTGGATTAAGAGGTGTATATAATTTGCTTAATGAGAGAGAGCAAGTGTATAATGCTTGGCATAAAAACAAGTTTGGTACAGAACCATCTTTGGATTTAACTAACGGAGAGCATAACTATATCAATTACGCTGTTCCCTATTCTGCTATCAAAAGTGATTTCTTTTCTGCAGAACAGAAACAAGTGCTTTCAGGAATCACTTATGAGAATCTTGAAAATGATTATGATAACCATATTGGAAACCGTTCTTCTGCTTCTACTGAATCTGAAACGGATAAAATGCATAATGCTTTGGATAGTCTTTACTATGGCGATAACGGGGAGTTCATGGGATTGGCTACAAATAACTTTGGTCCACAACAAATAATGGATAAGGTTACTGAGCAAGCCACTACTCCTGTTCAATTTATGTCTGCTGTTATCGTAAATGGTATGGTGGGTAATAACCTTGCTATGGGTGAAGAAATTCAAAAACTTATTCGTACTGATATGGATAAGAACCTTGATGCTATTATTGATGAGTTGGGAGATATGAATCCTTCCAAGTACAAAGCTTTCATTTTGAAAAATTTGGATTTGGAAAACATGGATCAATCCCAACGATTAATGATTGAGGAATCTTTGACCAATCTTAATCATCCAGCGGTATCTGATTTCATTACCAATACACTTGCTAACCGATTGAAGCAAGCTGGTAACAAATTGAAAACTGCGGGAACTATTGCTCAGCAAAAACCAAGCGCTCATTATCAATATAGAAATGGTATTACTATCAATGGTAGAAAAGGTTTAGCTGGTCACCAAAATAGACACAATGCTGATGGTAGTATTGGTTCTCAGATTATGGAAATTGTGTTGCCAAATCACATGAAAGACAAGGTAAATTTTAGACAATATCTAAATGAAACTGATCCACAAGTAAAAAGAGTTTTCGGACTTCATAAAGACTTGCAAGGTAAAATGGATTTGGCTAATGCTATTGCTGATGAAACTCAAAGAGGTGTTGCTAAATCTGCTGTATTGAAGCAAGTAGCTTTGATGATAGCTAGATTAAGACATCCTAAAGCGGGTAACGAGGGTTCTTATGGGTATGATGTGAATGACTATATTGGAGAGTATTATCAAAATGGTGTTCCTGCAGGCTGGTTTGTTCGTGGAGATAGTGTTATTGGGACGCGTATTCCTTCGCATGGACCAGCTTCTACAGGAGCATTTGAAGCAACTGATTATTTAGAAGGAGAAGGAAATCAAACTATTGTTCATGAAGATTTCTCAGAAATAGCTGGTTCGGATTATGATGGAGATAGTTTGTTTATTCAAAGAAAAGACAAGTCTACTCCTAACTTCAACAAAGCTTTGGATAAAACTGTTGACTTATGGACTTCTCCAGGAATGAGAGAGCAAATCAAAGCGAAGATAGAATTCGAAAAAGAAGTGAAGAAAGTAATTGGTAATAATAAGGCTAAGGTAACTATGCCTATGAGTCCTGACTACCATAGACAAGCCTACAACAATACTATGATTTCTAAAAGAAATATTGGTATCATATTCAACACACACCGTATAGCTAACTACTTGGCAGCATACAATGTGAAATTGAATAATCCAATCAATATTGATGGTCATAGGGTGGATGCTTTCAGTGATAAGGAAGTTGGTCAAGATAGCCGTAACAATCAATCTGCTATGCTTGCCAATATCATATTGGATAATGCGAAGTGGGGTTTTGCTGATGCTTTGGGATTGAACGACCAAACCATTAACCAATACTCTTTACTTACCAATATGGGATTCTCTTTGCAGCAAGTGAATGATATTATGAACTCTAAGGCGGTTAAGGTTTGGAATAAGCACCAAGCCAATAACCAAAATCCTTATGCTTCTAAAATGAAGAATGCTGATGTTAAAAAAGCAATACTTCACGAATTAGGTATTGATGATAAAAAGGTAGGTCCTGTATCAATCAATACAAATGCTGGTATGATTAATACCAAAGAGCAAATGAAACAGATTGTTCAAATGATGGAAAGCCTTGAAGCTATGAATGCTGATATCCTACATGTATCAAAAATCATGGCTGGTCATAAAGGAATTGAAAACAATCCTTTTATCTTGGAACAACAATTGAAAGACTTCAATACGGTTGTTAATAGCGACAAAAAGAATGCTTTGCTTACATTCCCTGAGAGTTTTAAAAACAATCCAGATATCAAAGCATATCACGACAATGCGGAGAAGATTTTGAATATCATGAAGAAAGCGAATCCTATCTACAATGATAATACTTCTAAATTGATAGAATCCTTAAACCAAAAAATTGGTTTTGATGATACTATGGACAAGAAGCAAATGGAACGTACTTCTGATATCGTGAAACGTTTCCAAACGTCAAGAATCCTTGGATTGAATAATACTACTTCAGCTCAGAAAAATGCTATCAAGGATAAAGCGTTCCGCGATGTAAATAAATACATGGATGAGCTTGAAGGAGAAATGGTTCCGGGCAATAGAAAAGCAACTGCTTTGGATAAAAGTGTTCTTTTCAACAGAGCATTGAATATGAATATTAAACATGCTCCTGGTCAAACCAATACTCCAATGGGTGCAAGAGTTTATAGCGACAATAGTTATATCTCTGCTAATCCTAGATTTTTCAATGAAAGCTTAACTGAAGAAGATAGAAAAGCGGTGCAAGAAGAATGGAAAGCGCTTCCACAAGAAATCAAGGATGGATTAATTACTTTGGATTTGATGAAAAATGGATTGACTGGTAAGTTGTCTTTGTCAAATGTATTTGATGAAGGAACGAATCATGATATCTCTACTTATGCAGCACACGAAGCTAAAAACAAAAATACTCCAATAAACAAAAGCGTAATGGATAAATTGGAGAACTTGGTTATCTCTAATGAATTTAAAGAGAATCCTAGTATTTTAAATGCTTCTAATCCTACTACTAAATACAAGCAAGGCGATAACTTACTTTCTTATATTGCTGAGAATAATCCATCTTTGGATAAAGCTTTGCGTGTGGGTGGTGGTATGATATTCAAAGTAGATGGTAAACCGTATATCTATGATGGTGTTACCGATGCTGAGAAGAAAAAAATCAGAACTGATTACCAAGACAGGTCTGAGCAAACTCACATGATGGGTAATCTTATTGGTGGTAGAATTAAACCATACAATGTATTCCAAGGCGATGTGAACCTTGAAGCAATATCTTTGGCTGATGATACTGGGCGACCATTATACAAAAGCCGTCCATCTACTGCTGAGAAAACAGAAGATACTTCAAAAAAAAAAGCTAAGCCGGACTTAGGTAATGCTTCAAGAATCGATTACCATAATTATAATGACGTTACTCCCTTAAACCAAAGGGAGTTTAACGCCGTTATGGAATATGATAATTCTGTTGGTGATGAGCAAAAAGCTTTTGTTTACAAAAAGTATTTGGAAGATAAAAAAGAAGCGAATGACTTGACTTCTAGATTCAATCAAACTACCTATTCCCAAATGGGTAATGATGAATTGAAAAATGTCTATACTAATTTTGCTCAAAAAGATATCTATGCCTATTCCATATTGACAACGCCATTAACTATTGAGTTGGCAAATAGAATGGGAGTAGAACAAAGCGAACTTACAGGTGCTATTGAGGATGGTAAGGATATGACTCTTATGGATAGTTGGTTGAACAATAACAACGTATCATCCAATCAGCCAGTAACTCAAAGATTGGTTCGAATGATTAATAATGAATACAAAAAATTTGTTCAACAAAGAGGGAAGTATATCAAAGTAATCAATCATGCTACGGATGCTTTGTATCAAGAAAAGTTTGGTTTAAGTAAGAACAAAATCATAAGCACTTTACAAAGAGTAGGGCAATCTCTGTTCCGTAATAGAAAGGATGTTTACGAACAACTATATGGTAATTTACTTTCTAAAGAAACGTATAAAGATGCCAATGGTGTAGAAAAGAAAAATCTAAAATTTAAAACGGATGATGAGATTACTGCACTTTATAAAGCCAACAAATTGAGTAAAGCTGAGGTAGATTTCTATAATACTTTTAGAGAAATAACTACACACCTTAAAAGCTTTGATGGTAATGATAAAGTGCGTGAAGGATATATTCCACATACTTCAATGGATGCTTTTGAAATGTATGCGAATAGAGGATTGTTAGGATTGCTTGTAAACAGTAAAGGACTTGATTCTGTAATAGAGGATGTGAAAGTGTACACTAATATTAATGGGAAGGATGAACTGATGTCGTTCAGGGATATCAAAAGCCAGTACAATGCTTTGGCTGTTTCAGGAAAACAATCGGCTAAAGATTTGTATGCTTTCAACAAATTAAAAAGGACTGCAACTAAATTGCAGAAAACGGGTAAGAATGAGGATGGTTCCCGAATAATATATTCCAATATGCAGAATGAAACATTGCTTGGAATGAGTCCTATGAGTAGGTTTAGTAGTTCTCGTTCTGTTAAGGCTGAATTAATGCCTTCAATGGATTTAAATAAAGCATTGACAGAATATGTTCACTCAAGTATTTTTACTAATGGAGACGAATCATTTCAGGGCTTTAAAGCATTGATGCCAATGATTGATGGTGTAATGGCTTATAATGATAAGAACGGTTATAAGAATGCTTATAACTACGTCAAAGAAGTTTACAAGGAAGGATTGATAATGAAGAAAGAGCAAGTGACTTTTGATAAAAAGACTGATGCTGTAATCAATGGATTGGTAAGAGGGAATACAATGTATGCTCTTGGGTACAAAGGATTGGTAATAGGGAAAGGGATTTATGCTATTGGGAATTTAGCAGTAGGTAAGTACATGAACATGAAGCGTGAGGGTGGAAAATCTTGGGCTATAGGAGAATCCAGATATTGGGGTATTGACAAAGGAGTGTCGCTTGAATTATTGGATAGAAGAAATCGTGCCCGTAATATTTTGAACAATCTTGGCTATATGGAATCTGATTTTTATGATGATGTAAGTATTGAAACTAAATCAGGATTGGATAATATATTTACCAAAATAGCTTTATCTCCGATGGCTGTTACTGAGGATTGGATTCAGCGTGTTCACATGTTGGGAATGCTTACTGATGAAGAATTTAATCTCTTTGATGAGAATGGTAATTATAAAGCTGGTGCTGTTCAGTTAAGTCCTATTAGAGTAGCTGCTTTGGAAGAAAGAGTGAAGAATGCACATGGTAAAGGGTTTAGTCCTATTGACCAAAGTAGAATGCATAAGTATGCTTTGGGTAAAATGTTTATGCAGTTCTCAAGACACATACCTACTCAAATTAGAGAGCGATTTGCTAAAGAAGATATTGATATGAACGGACAGAAATACATCGGTTCATTAAGACAAGTAGGAAAGTCGGCTAGTGATTTCTTCCATAATGGAATGAGTCCAGCTAAAGCGAAGGAGTATTACAATTCATTGGAACCACATCAAAAAGAAGCCTTCCTCTCGGGGTTGAGAGGTATGGCTCTTATGACCATGCTTGGGATGATAGCAGGTAATTCAAATGAACAAAGTCAAATGCTTGGAAGTAAAACGGATGCTTCGAGTATTTCAAGTGGCGTTATGTCGGATAGTAATATCTGGTTCGATCCGGATAGAATGATGTTGAAAACTGTGCCACCATCTGTTCGTTCCGCATTGTCTGTATTGAAAGGATTGACAAGGGGTGACGGAGAACAAGTGCAACAGTAATTTTAGAAAGGAAGTATATCAGAGGATTTGCAACCCAAAACCTGACATATTTCCTCAAGGTTTTCTAACATTAATGTTTGTCGGCCCGATTCTATATTGCATAACGAAGTCCGATTAATAGTTATTTTATCAGATAGTTCGGATTGATTCAATCCCTTTGCTTTTCTAAGCTGTACGATGCGTATGGCGATAAATTCCCTTAAAGGAACTTCTACATCAATATATTTTTTTATACTGTAATTACTCATGATTTGAAATTTTATTGATTTTTATTTGGAAATGATATTAAATCATTCATACATTTGTCACATGCAATATGGACTCGAAACCTAATTGCAAAATTAGGGTTCATCCATATTCAAACAAATAAATCCCTATACAAAGTTTCGAGTCCTTTGTGTAGGGATTTTTGTTTTTGTCCGAATGGCTCGTTTTCGAAAATCTTATAACTTACTAAAAAATGAAGCGTTAGCTTCGGGAAGCTCGGCAGTAAGAACCAAACTAAAGCACAATGGTTGAGCCAATGTTTAAGCGTTGAAAGTGTGTGAACTGAATTAACTTAAACGAAATTTGGTATCTGTTCGGCTGACGAAACTCAACGGAAGAAGATGAAGTTCCCAAAGGATTCAAGAGGTGTTTTTACTCTTGCTTCCCTTGGGAAAACTATATCCATTAGCATCCAAAATCTAACAAAAGAAGTATGATTATTTAGTATTACTTAATACATTAATCATTTGTATATTTTTTACAATTCTCTATGTACTTATCCGCTACTTTATTTATGCTATCTACTTTTTTATCTGTAATAGACTCCATTGGTAACTTGTAAATTATAAGTGCTCCTTCATTTGTTATTCCTTGTGGTCCAAAAACTCTAACCATATAATATGATTCTCCACTAAAAATAGGATTGTATATAGATTCATCTTTGTGGTAATCACAAGCAATGAGAAAAAGAAGAATCGGTATAATAAATAATTTTTTCATAATTATTATTTTTCAGGATTATAAAGATGTGGCCATTGTCTATGTGGTTTTGAGAAATCTCCCCAGCCTTTGTAAATCT